TGCGGCCGAGCCATCGTGTACGGGTTTCCAAGTCGATCGGAGTCCAGCACCGGCGCTGGAGCGCCTCACCCTGGAGCTGTGCGCCACCAGGAGCCACTTTCCCCGCTCACGCGGGTGAATGTACCCCGGAATTGTCTGAGCGCCTCTCAGGCGCGGTGGCTGTAAAGGTGATCTGGGCCACTCGCCTCGGTGGGTGGCAAGCGCATACACCTATATACATTATGAGGGGCTAAGGCCCCTCTCTCTAAGCGCCGCACAGGCGGCGCGATAGAGCGCCACCGGGCGCTCGACTAGAGACCGGCCTTGAGGGCCGGTCGTCCATCTGAACCTGCAACCGCAGGTTCTTCGGCCGCGCCAGTGCGCGGCCTCATCTAAGGGGTGTTCAACCGTGTATGGCACTCGCAGGAGTGCCCACTGGGACTCCCAACCGGGCAAGTTCGACGTTCTCAACCTGCGGATGACGTTTCCATCGTCAAACGCGAATGAGATTCCCGACATTCAGCCCACCGACTTCGTGCCGGCCAACCTCGCGGCGTGGAATATGCCGCGTCATCGCGAATACGCCGCCCTTTCTGGCGGCGCTCTCCATTTCTTCCTTGACGATTACCGTTTCGAGACCGTTTGGTCGTCTCCCGAGCGCCTTTTGGACCGCGTAAAAGCGGTCGGCGCGAGTTTGACGCCAGATTTCAGCCTGTGGCGCGATATGCCACGGGCCGCTCAGGTCTGGAATGTCTACCGCGCCCGATGGTGCGGGGCCTATTGGCAATCGCAGGGAATCGAAGTCATTCCGACCGCTTGTTGGTCGACCCCCGACACATTCGACTTCTGCTTCGACGGCATTCCTGTCGGCGCAACCGTCGCGATCAGCTCGATGGGCATTCGCTCCTCGAAAGTCGACCAGGCGCTATTCCGCGCCGGGGTCCAAGAACTCATCAATCGCACGCAACCGCAGTTGCTCCTGGCGTACGGACGCCTCCGCTACTGCGACGACATCGACCTCCCAGAGGTCCGGGAGTACCCGACCTTCTGGGACAGACGCAGAAAGCAGGTTTCCGACTCATGGGAGGACGGGGCGGCAGCGGCGGTCCCGGACCAGGGACCGGAGCCAGGAACAAGAAGGGCGCTGGAGCAGCCGGTGGAGCTGGATCTGGAGGCGTAGGCGGCGGCGGTGGATCCGCTGGCAGCAGCGGCTCGGGCGGCAAGGGCACCGGCAGCGCCGGTACCGGAGGCGTTACGGGCGGCGGCGGCTCTGGAGGCGGCGCGGGCGGTGGCTCGTCCATCAGCAACCAGAACGCGACCAAGCTCAAGATCAGCTTCGGAGACGGCCTGACGACGGCCGAGCGCCAGACGCAGCAGGACAAGTTCGACAAGATGCCTGACCACCTGAAGTCGAAGCTCTTCGACTCGGGCATGAAGCTCTACGTCGGCACCCGCGCCGACAAGACGCCAGGCTGGGCCGAGCACGCGAAGGCCACGGGCGCGAAGTCGACCGACCAGATCGCGGACGGCCGCGAGATCGGCTCGCTGAGCTTCTACATGGGCAGCCGCAACGAGATCTTCATCTCGGTCCACCACCCCGGTGGGTCGGTGAACGTCTACACCCACGAGATGGGCCACGCCGTCGACTACCAGATTCGCGGCGACGGCCGACTCGTCAGCAACGACCCCGACTGGATCAAGCTCCACAACGACCACATCGTGAACAACCCGCTGATCAACTCGTACTACCGAGGCGGGCCGAGCGGCACGAACAACGCTAGCGGACGCAAGGAGCTGTTTGCTGAGGGGTTCGCCATCTACAACGAGCGCGGTATCATCGGCCTTCGAGGCTTCGTCGGAAGCCGCGAGGTAGCCGACATGATGATGGCCGTCTGGAAGAGATACGGAGTAGTCCAATGATGCCACCTACGGATCCGGTAGATCCGCCCGAAGGTGATGTGAGGCCCTACCCGAACGACATCCTCGTCCTCGGCGGCAACCGCTGGCTCTCGACGGCCGGTCGCATCCTCCCCACGGAGTTCGGCGATCCGGTCGAGCTGCAGCCGAACACCCTGAAGTTCTGGGAGGCGGCTGCGCTGCGAGGCACCGGTAAGCCACTGTCTGAGCTGATCGTGTGAGCTGGGCCGGTTCCGGCCGGCGACAAGAACTACCAGAGGACTGGGAGCTGAACTACCGGCTCCCGGTCCTTTCTCGTGATCGCTGGCTGTGCCAGGTGAACGGCCCCGGATGCGTAAGAGCCGCAACCGATGTCGACCACATCAAGCGGGGCAACGACCACTCGAGGTCCAACCTGCAATCGCTCTGCCGTGTGTGCCACGGCAGGAAGTCATCTGCCGAGGGCGTAGCCCGACGGCGGGAACTCAAGGCCCGGAGGAAGAGACCACCAGAACGACACCCTGGGCAACGCTAACCGCAGGCCAGGTGCCTGCTTTCACGCCCAGGAGGCGACCAAATGGCAGGTACTCGCGGTCCCATCGGGAAGCGAGATGAAGAGCGGGTCCGCAGGAACACCCCTGAGAACCCAACCGAGACCGTCGTGGTTCACGGCGCGGTAGTGATCCCCGAGATGGGCGATCTCAGCCACCTCGGTGAGACGCACCCGCTCGTCACAGAGATGTACGAGTCGATCAAGAAGTCAGCGGCGGTCAAGTACTACGAACCGACCGACTGGCAGTTTGCTCGACTCGCGCTCTACACGCTCAACCAAGAACTCATCGCGGCCAAGCACATGGGCAAGCCCATCGGCGCGATGAAGCTGACAGCCATCAACCAGATGCTCTCCGCGCTGCTGCTGACTGAAGGTGACCGACGACGCGTTCGGCTCGAAATCGAACGGAACCCCGGACCCGACACCGGGGGCAAAGTCCTCGACGTAACCGACATGCTCAAGCAGCGCCTCGCCGCAGGCGGGACCGGGAGCTGATGGTCCCCCGGAGGGGGTTTCTAGAGCACTGCCGCTACCAGTAGCTCCTCCCTCCGGGGTTGACATCCCACCCTGAAAGGAACCGCATGGCCGACATCGGCATCCGCGTAGACGCCGACGATCTCGTCCTCTGGCGTGGGCGCGACTTCAAATGGAACTTCGAGAATCTCGACACCAACGGCAACCCGGTCAACTACCCGCCCGGAAAGCTGTTCTTCGAGCTGCAGACCGGTGGTGAGCACAACGCGCTGCACCAGGTCTACGTCACCGGGGCCACCGGAGGCACGTACTCGCTGAAGCTCAACGGCGTGAACACCCCCGAGATCGACTTCAACGACGTGTCCGAGAACCCGCAGGGCCTGGCCGGTGACATCCAAGACGCGGTCGACGCTGCGCTCGGAGCCGGAAACGGTGTCGTACACCCGGTCTCGCTGTTCCCCGCGTGGACGCTGAACTTCACCATGAACAGCTCCAAGCCCCTCACCGAGCAGTTGGTCAACACGATCAACAAGGCCGCGAACGACTTCTTCGACACGTTCGACCAGCTCTTGGGGGTCGACGTGGAGATGACGGTCACCGACACCCTGCACTTCACGCTCAAGGTGACCTCGCGCCGGTCGTTCGATGAGGTCGGTGTCGTCACGTTCGCGGTCGACGTTACGAGCACGGCCGTCAAGAACTTCTTCAACAGCTTCGCGGGTCTGATCGGATCGGTGAGCACCGTCTCCACCGACTTCTACTGGAACCGCACCTACAGCATCGAGTTCACGAATGCGCTTGGGCTGCAACCGATTCCGCCATCATCCGCGAACATCAACAACCTGATAGGCACCTCGAAGGCGGTCACCGTCACGGTCGAGGAGCCGGGTAAGCACCCTCTGACCATCTGGGACTTCGTCATCGAAGACTCCATCGCCTCGATCAAGATCGAGTCGGAGAAAGCCGACGAGATCGCCGAGCGCGTGAAGTGGCAACTGGTCTTCCTCCCCGAAGGTGAGCCCGCTGGCGGCGACCCGATCGCACGCGGGACGGTCTCGAGGTTGGGCTGATGCAGCTTCGCGGTTCATCCCCGGACGGCAAGCCTGCAGTCTCCTACGTCGGCTCCCCCACCGGTTCGGTAGTCGGAGTCCCGCAGAATCCGGTCGGAAGCGTCACTGTAAGCGACCGTAGACACGCTGAGCGCCTCCGCAGCGAGCCAGGAGACACCCCGAAGGGTGTCGTAAGCCCCAGGCGTCATCAGGGCCATCTGCTGGCTCTCCCAGGCCAGGTCGGACCCCGTGGGCCGGAAGGCCCTCCGGGGCCGCGAGGCAACGGTCTCCAGGTCGACGGCGCAGTACCCTCGCAGCTACCCGCTGCCTCGGCGCACCGTCACGAGCTGTGGTTCACCGCGCTGGACGGGCTGTTCTGGCTCAGCGACGGCGAGATGTGGAACGAACTCGATGTCCACGGGCCGCAAGGCCCGCAGGGCCTGAGAGGCTTCCCCGGTGAGCGCGGCGAGCCCGGACCACAAGGCGTTCCGGGACTGCAAGGGCCACAAGGCATTCCAGGCCCGCAGGGCTTGAAGGGCGACAAGGGAGATACCGGAGCGCAGGGCCCGAAGGGCGATACCGGCGCGACCGGGGCTCCCGGCGCGGACGGCGCACCCGGTGCTCAGGGTCCGAAAGGCGACAAGGGCGACCAAGGCGAGATGGGACCGCAGGGTCTCACCGGAGCCACAGGTCCACGCGGCCCAGAAGGTCCGCAAGGCATCGAAGGTCCACGAGGCCCGCTCGGCTACTCCGCGTACGGAGTCGCTCTCGAGAACGGGTTCGAAGGCACCGAAGCTGATTGGCTCGCGAGTCTCCGAGGCCCGAAGGGCTCAGACGGCGCTCAAGGCCCCGCAGGTATCGCAGGTCCGAAGGGTGACACCGGAGCGACCGGCCCCAAGGGCGACCCCGGTCCCCAAGGTCTGAAGGGCGATAAGGGCGATACCGGTGCTCAGGGACAGCAAGGGCCGCAGGGCATTCAGGGCCCACAGGGTGTTGAGGGTCCACGCGGCCTGATCTCCTCGGACGGCACGCTGATCGACTTCCGGCGAGTGACCCAGGCCCAGTACAACGCGCTTGGCGCGGGACGGCCGGCCAACACGTTCTACGTGATCGTGGGGTGACACATGCCAGTTCGCATCGGAGACGCGACACCGTCGTCGCTGCGCTTCGGTGACCTGACGGCCACCAAGGCGTACCTCGGGGACGTGCTCGTCTTCCCGGTCTTCGCCGTGGTCAGCCAGACGTTCACCACGACCTGGACGTTCAACATCCCGCTCGAATGCGCGTTCATCGACATCGTCCTACTGGGCGGTGGAGGCGGCGGGTCTTCCGGCAACATCGCGGTAAGCCCCGGTGAGGGTGGGGACGCCGGTAAGTGGCAGACCATCACTCTGCAACGTGGCGTCGACATCCCCTGGACCGCAACGCAAATCACCGGCACGATCGGTGGTGGCGGTAAGGGTGGTATCGGCGGCTGGATCCCGATCAACGGCAACAAGGGCGGCAGCACCACGGCGACCGTCGCGGATGTCGGCACCTTGACCGCCGAAGGCGGCGACGGCGGCAACCTGCAGTGGAACTCCGGGAACCGCGCCGGTAAGGGCCCCGGCACGCTCATCTACAACGACATCCCCTACGTCGGAGCGGCCAACACCGGCAACTCCGCAGCCAACGGCAACACGCCAGGCGGCGGTGGTGGCGGCGGTAACGCTGGTGCGTCGTTCTTCCCCGCTGGTTCGGGTGGCGACGGCGCTCGCGGCCAAGCCTGGTGTCGCGCTTACGTTTAGTTTCAGCTAAGCGGCCCCCTACCCCAGAGGGGTTGCCCTAGCTAGGTTTTCGGCCCGTTCCCCTACTGAATGCAACGGGCACCCTTCCCGGCTAGCACAACTGGTAGCTGCGCTCGGCTCTGGACCGAGAGGTTTGAGGTTCGAATCCTTGGCCGGGAGCTTGACATCCACCATGAAAGGAACACCATGTTCGCAACCATCGCCAGGCTGATCGCCCAGGCGCTGATCCCGATCATCGCGAAGGCGGTCGCTGACGAGATCGCCAAGCACGTCCCCGCACTGACCAAGGCGGTCGTGACCGCTGCCGCTGAAGCCGCCGCCAAGGGCGCTGAGGCTGGCTCCGACAAGATCACCGACCTGATCCCCGGCCAGTGGGATGACCGCATCATCGACCCGATCGTCAAGCGGGCGCTGGACATCTTCCGGCGGCGCTGATGGCACGCCGACTCTTCAGGGGTCGGCAGTTCTCGGAGAACGGTTGGCCTTACGTCGACCAGGGCTCGTGTACATGGGACGAGGTCGTCCCCGGCGTCTGGCTGCAGATCCAGAACGGCCCCTGCTTCACGATCATGCGGGCGTTCGCTCGGGACTTCCACGCCCACGTCGAGCCACTCCGCGACTACGACTCCGCGTGCTGGACCCAGGACAACACCGTCGACACCAGCAACCACCCCGGTGGAACCGGGATGGACCTGAACTGGAACGGCGCTGACCAGAAGACATTCCGCTACGGCATCACGAAGGAACGCGCCTACCCCGGTGACAAAGCCCGCAAGCTCGATGAGCTGCTGGCCTTCTACGAAGACGTGATCTACTGCGGCGGTTACTGGGGCATCCGCGACTGGATGCACTTCCAGATGGGCTACGGCACATACGATTCCAAGGCTGACCGGCCAACGGAAAAGACGCTCGACTTCATCAGGCGCAAGATCCGGCCTGACGGCTTCTCGACGTTCCGAGGCGGCGCACCCGCGCCAGCGGCCGACGCGGCGTCCATCGTCGCTCGGGCGACCGGCGTCACCCTGGCCAAGGCTCAGGAGATCCTGCCGACGCTCCGCGAAGGCATGGTCCTGGCTGAATGCACCACGGTCCCCCGGATCGCGATGTTCCTCGCACAGCTCGGTCACGAGTCGGCGCACTTCAACGCCACCGAGGAGTACCAGAACGGCCCGATGGATCAGGAACGCTGGATCTACAAGGGGCGCACCTGGATTCAGCTCACCTGGCGCTCGGCCTACGAAGGCTTCGGCCGGTGGTGCCACGCACGCGGGCTCGTCAGCGATCCGATGGTGTTCGTCAACAACCCGCGCTCCCTCGCGGACCTGAAGTGGGCCGGCCTCGGCGCTGCCTACTACTGGACGACGACCGTCCGGTCGACGCGGAAGTACCCGACGCTCAACCAGGCATCGGATGCCCGCGACGTGCTCGTCGCCACGCAGATCATCAACGGCGGCACGAACGGCCTTGAGGACCGGCAGAACCGATACAACCGCGCCATCGCCCTCGGCGATGAGCTGCTGCAAATCATAGGAGAGGACGATTTCTTGTCCGCACTGAACGCTGCAGAGCAGCGGGAGCTTCTCGACCTCCTGCGCTGGATGGCAGCCCCTGAGTACGGGGAGCTTCGCAAGCTCTTCGCGAACGAGGACATGTACCGCGAGGACAACGTCCGCAGGCGCACCTTCGCGGGTGTGGCGATAGACGCCCGGACATTTAGCTGGGAGGACCGCGTCGAGAAGAGCGCGGAGCGCGGCGAGATGTGGGCCATCGACCTGGTGGTCCGGGCCGCTCGCGGCACCCTCCCCGGCGTCATTCGTCCTGGCAGCAACACCCCTGACCCGTTCCTGGTCAACCACGCACGCCAGGTGCTGGCCGACATCGAGGCCATCAACCCCGACGCGCTGAAGAACTACCTGAAGGGGGCCTCATGAGCCCGAAAGTACGACAGACCATCTACTACCTCGGCACCATCGTGCCGGGTGTGCTCGGCATCGCCCTGGTCTGGGGCGGAATCGATGCTGGCGCAGCCAATTCCATCGGTGACATCATCGCTGGCGCTCTCGCGCTGATCGGCGCTTCCGCGCCTGCCACTGCCGCCGTTCAGGTCGGCAAGCAGCGCAAGGACGGCACCCTCGCCACCTCTGCGGTGGAGCAGGTCACCAAGGGCGTCGAGCAGGTCATCGCGGCGCGTGACGCCGCGCAGGCAGAGGTCGAGCGAGTCACCCAGGCTGTCGGCGGCGTCCTCGGCGACGTGCAGCGTGCAGCCGAAGCGATCAACCTCGGCCCGCTGGCCTCGCAGATCCTCAAGGGTCTGCCGAACGCCTACCCGCAGCCGTTCGCGCCTCAGCCGTTCGCGCCTCAGGCGTACGGCCAGCCGTACGACCACGACCCGGTAACGCTCCCCCGGATCCGATGAGCCTCGCGCTCGGCAGCTCCGGGCTGATGGTCTCAGCCTGGACGAAGACGATGCTGAAGCGGTACCAGAGCTACGCTCTGGGCCGCGACGGCAAGCCGATCAAGGTTGACGGGTACTTCGGCTACGACGAGCAAGAGGTCCAGCAGGAGTACCAGAGACGTACCGGACAGGCCCCCACGGGCCGCGTGAGCGACGAAGACCTGCACAGGCTAGGGCTACTGCCCACGCTCATCACCACGCACGGCTCAGGGCAACCTGACCCCTTCGGTATCGGCTACCCCGCCGACATCGCACGGCGGCTCCTGCACCTGTACCGGTGGCAGCCCACGGGCAACTACCCCGCGACAGCGGTGCCGATGAACAAGTCGGCCGACGCGGGCGAGCGTGAGATCAACCGGTTCATCGACAACCCGAACATCGTCCCCGGCCCGGTGGCCTTCGTGGACTACAGCCAAGGCTCCATCTGCGGCGGGCGCGTGCGAAACCGCATCCGGCGCGGCGAAGCGCGGCCGGGAGTCCACATCATCGGTGGCGTCACCTTCGGTAACCCGATGGCCCCCAAGGACTCCTACGCGGGCAACGTCAACCCCGGAGGCGAGGGTCTCGACCCGGTGCTGGAAACGGCCACTGAACCCGGACTGATCCACATGCGAGCGAAGGGCGACCTCTACACCACATGCCCTGGCGGCGACCAGGGCGAGATGGAGCGAGCGATCTTCAACGCGGTGTTCATGAGGTTCACCGGCAGGGACTCGATCCTCGAACAGCTCGGAGAGCTTCTGACGAACCCGTTCTGGGAGGTCATCGCGGCCGGTCGCGCCATCCTGCGCGGCGGCATGTTCGTCGTGAAGGGAACCGGACCTCACGTCCGCTACCACATCGACCAGTGCCCTGGTACCGGCCAGACCTACTACGAGCACGCAATCACACACCTGGAGCGCGTAGCGACCGACCGCCTGAAAGCGATCGTCGCCGCTCCTTGACATACACCAGGAAGGAGGCGGGGTGAGCCTCAACAACCGCGTGGAGCTTGCCCCGTCCCCTCCGCACATCGTCGGCCCGTCGTGGCAGCGCACGGTCGACGGTAACTGGCATCTCCCGGAGAAGACCCTCGGATGGGGCGTCCTCGCTTGGATGGCCGAGTACGTGAATACCCCTGGCGGGCACGATGATCCGAACCGCCTCCGAATGCTTATCGAGATGTCCGAGATGGGCATCCCGATCAACGAACTGATGTTCATCCCCACCGACGAGCAGGTACGGCTGGTCCTCTGGTGGTACGCAGTAGACGACAAGGGCCAGTACGTCTACCGCGAAGGCGTGATCCGCCGCCTCAAGGGATGGGGCAAAGACCCCTTCTCTGCGGCGCTCGCTCTCGCCGAACTCTGTGGCCCAGTAGCGTTTTCACACTTCGACGCTGACGGTAACCCGGTCGGCAAGCCCCGCAACGCCGCGTGGATCACCGTCGCGGCCGTCAGCCAGGACCAGACGAAGAACACGTTCTCGCTGTTCCCGGTGATGATCTCCAAGAAGCTCAAGGCCGACTACGGCCTGGACGTGAACCGCTTCATCATCTACTCAGCGGCCGGTGGCCGCATCGAGGCAGCGACCTCAAGCCCCGCGTCGATGGAGGGTAACCGACCCACCTTCGTCATCCAGAACGAGACGCAGTGGTGGGGCCAGGGCCCAGACGGCAAGGTCAACGAGGGCCATTCGATGGCAGCAGTCATCGAGGGCAACATGACCAAGGTCGATGGCGCTCGCACGCTCTCGATCTGCAACGCCCACATCCCCGGCACCGAGACGGTCGCCGAGAAGGCGTACGTCGAGTGGCAGGACGTGCAGTCCGGTAAGTCAGTCGACACCGGGGCGATGTACGACGCGCTGGAAGCGCCGGCCGATACTCCGATCTCCGAGATCCCTTCGCAGAAGGAAGATCCCGAGGGATTCGAGCGGGGCGTAGAGAAGCTCCGACAGGGTCTCCTGATCGCCCGAGGCGACTCAACGTGGCTCCCGATCGAAGACATCATCAAGTCGATCCTGTCGACCAAGAACGTCATCACCGAGTCGCGGCGCAAGTTCCTCAACCAGGTCAACGCGGCCGAGGACTCGTGGCTGTCCCCGCAGGAATGGGACCGCAACTACGCCGACGCCAAGAAGTACCTCGAGAAGATGGGCTACGAGTTCACGCCGCCAGCTCGCGGCGAGAAGATCGCGCTCGGCTTCGACGGCTCGAAGTCCAACGACTGGACAGCCCTTGTGGGCTGCCGGATCTCGGACGGGTTCCTCTTCGTCATCAAGATCTGGGATCCAAACAAGTTCGGCGGCGAAGTCCCACGCGAAGACGTAGACGCCACAGTGCATTCCACGTTCAAGCACTACGACGTGGTCGCGTTCCGCGCCGACGTGAAGGAGTTCGAAGCCTACGTCGACCAGTGGGGTCGGACCTACAAGAAGAAGCTCAAGGTCAACGCCTCTCCCAACAACCCGGTCGCATTCGACATGCGCGGGCAACAGAAGAGATTCGCGTTCGACTGCGAGCGACTAGAGGACGCGGTCCTCGAAGGCGAGGTCTGGCACGACGGCGATCCCGTTCTGCGCCAACACGTTCTGAACGCCAAACGACATCCAACAACCTACGACGCCATAGCGATTCGCAAGGTCACCAAGGACAGCAGCAAGAAGATCGACGCTGCGGTCTGCGGCGTCCTCGCGTTCGGGGCGAGACAGGACTACCTGATGAGTAAGAAGGCCCGAAGCGGCCGGGTGGTGGCCGTCCGATGACAGCTCCGCTGCCAGGCGAAGAGGAGATCCCAGATCCCGGAGAAGCCCGAGACGAGATGATCTCGGCTTTCGAGGACTCGATCCTGAACCTCAAGACGAACACCAGCTACTACGAGGCAGAGCGACGGCCAGAGGCCATCGGCGTCACGGTCCCCAAGCAGATGCAGTCGCTGCTGGCCCACGTCGGCTACCCCCGCCTCTACGTCGACTCGATCGCAGAGCGACAGGCGGTCGAGGGTTTCCGCGTCGGAGACGCCGACGAGGCCGATCAAGAGATGTGGCAGTGGTGGCAGGCGAACAACCTCGACATCGAGGCTCCGCTGGGCTACACCGACGCCTACGTCCACGGCCGGTCGTACATCACGCTGTCGATGCCCGACCCCGCGATCGATCTGGGCTGGGATCCAAAGACCCCGATCATCCGGGTCGAACCTCCGACCCGCATGCACGCGACGATCGATCCCCGCATCGGCCGGGTCTCCCGCGCCATCCGAGTCGCTTACGACGAGGAGGGCAACGAGGTCCAGGCTGCCACGCTGTACACGCTCAACGAGACGTTCGGCTGGTACCGCTACGACGGCGAGTGGGTCGAGTGGTTCAACAACCCGCACAACCTGGGCGTCGTTCCCGTTGTGCCGCTTTCGAACCGGACCCGGCTCTCGGATCTGTACGGCACGTCGGAGATCACCCCTGAGCTTCGGTCGATGACCGACGCGGCGGCTCGCATCCTCATGCTGATGCAGGCCACTGCAGAGCTGATGGGTGTCCCCCAGCGCCTCATCTTCGGCATCAAGCCCGAAGAGATCGGCGTGGACCCCGACACCGGCCAGACGCTGTTCGACGCGTACCTCGCCCGCATCCTCGCGTTCGAGGACGCTGAGGGCAAGATCCAGCAGTTCTCGGCCGCAGAGCTGGCGAACTTCACCAACGCGCTCGATCAGATCGCCAAACAGGTCGCTGCGTACACGGGACTGCCTCCCCAGTACCTTTCCACCGCTGCGGACAATCCGGCCTCTGCTGAGGCAATCAGGGCCGCAGAGAGCCGTCTCATCAAGAAGGTCGAACGCAAGAACCTGATCTTCGGTGGGGCGTGGGAAGAGGCCATGCGTCTCGCGTGGCGGATGGCCAAGGGCGGCGACATCAAGCCCGACATGCTCCGCATGGAGACCATCTGGCGCGACCCGTCGACTCCGACGTACGCGGCCAAGGCCGACGCAGCCGTGAAGCTGTACGGCGCTGGCACCGGGGTGATCCCCCGCGAGCGTGCTCGCATCGACATGGGCTACTCGATTCAGGAGCGCACTCAGATGCGCCGCTGGGACGAGGAAGAGGCCGCTATGGGCCTCGGACTCATCGGCACGATGGTCGACGCAGACCCGACGGTCGATGGCACTCCGAGCCCGGAGGCACCGCCGAAGCCGGCCCCGGCCGAGGGCGGTGAGGCAGCCTGAGACCCGAAGAGTATGCAGCGGCTCAGGCCGCGATCACTGCGGGTGTAGCCGCCTACGTCCAGAGATTCGCCAGTCTCTTCACCGGACCCGTTCTCTCCCTTGGGGAGTGGGCGAGGTTCCTGCAAGTGTTGTTCCCAGAGGTCCAACGGCGGTATGCGGAAGCTGCCGCCTTGGGCCGGAACTTCTACGACTCCCAGCGCGGGCTCCACCACCCTGAACTGCCCCGCAACGAGAGGTTGCGGAGCGAGCTTCAGTGGAAGTGGTTCGTCAAGAACATGGAGCCAGCTCGGAAGGGGATGTCGCAGGCCGACTCTCCCAAAGAAGCTGTCACCCGGACAGTCTTGACGGCAGTCCGCGAAGTGGAGATGGCAGGACGCCGACAGATCATCGGCGCTGTCAACAACGACCCAGAGCCTGTACTGCAGGGCTGGGCGAGGGTCGCCACCGGGCGCGAAACATGCGCCTGGTGTCTGATGCTCATCTCGCGAGGCGCTGAGCTGAATCACAAGGGCAACTTTGCCTACAGCGAAGCGATGACCGCAGGGTCAACCCTCGATGACGAGACCATGATCGACCTCTGGAACGAGAGCGGTCAGGATCTCGAGAAGTTCCGCAAGGAGACCAAGAAGCACACCGAGGAGTGGCACACAGGGTGCGACTGCCTGGTGGTCCCAGTCTTCGACGTGCAGAACTGGCCCGGTAGGGCCGCTGCCCTTCGGGCGCAGCAGCTTTGGATCGACGCCAGCAAGGAAGCCGATCGACTCATCGAGTCAGGCGAGGCCCGCTCCAAGAACAAGAACAAGGAGACGCAGAACGCGCTCCGACGCCGCCTGTATCGCGGCGAGATCAGCATGTCCAACTACGCCCTCGCGGCGTAATCCCCTGAACCCCAGGTGGGTTCACAACCAATAGCCCAGGAGGCGAAAAGTAATGTCCGACACCGCAACCCCAGAAGGCACCCCCGCTGACGCGACCCCGGAGGTCAAGGCACCGGAGACTCCGAAGGTCTACGACGAGTCCTACGTCAAGGAGCTTCGCCAGGAGGCTGCTGCCGCACGGCACGCGAAGAAGGACGCAGTTGACGCGGCTGTCAAGGCGGCGAATGAGGCTCACACGGCCGAACTCACCGCTCGCGACGTTCGCATCACCGAACTCGAGAACGAGCTTGGTCAGGCATGGACTCTGCTGCAGAAGTACGAGACCACGCTCGACGCCAAGGTGCCCAGCGACAAGGTCCGCGCTTTCGTGGAGATCCTGCAGGGCACTGACGCCGACACGATCGGCGCATCGGCGAAGAAGAACCTCGAACTCATCGGGGGCTTCGAGAGCAAGCCGGTTCGCGGGTTCGACCCCACCCAGGGCTTCGGGGGGCGCAAGGAAGACATGCCCCTGAACGGAGACCCGATTCTCGACGCGATCAAGCAGACGCTCGGGATCTGACACCCCTTCCAACACAAGGAGATAGCCAAACATGGCAGCAGGAACCGCATTCGCGGTAGATCACGCCCAGATCGCCCAGACCGGCGACACGATGTTCAAGGGCTACCTCGAGCCCGAGCAGGCGAAGGACTACTTCGCTGAGGCCGAGAAGACCTCCATCGTGCAGCAGTTCGCCCAGAAGATCCCGATGGGCACGACCGGCCAGAAGATCCCGCACTGGGTCGGCGACGTGTCGGCGCAGTGGATCGGTGAAGGCGACATGAAGCCCATCACCAAGGGCAACATGGGCAGCCAGACGATCGCCCCCCACAAGATCGCGACGATCTTCGTGGCGTCGGCGGAAACCGTCCGTGCGAACCCGGCCAACTACATCGGCACCATGCGGACCAAGGTCGCCACGGCCTTCGCGATGGCGTTCGACGGCGCGGCCCTCAACGGCACCGACAGCCCGTTCCCGACCTACCTGGCGCAGACCACCAAGTCGGTCTCCCTGGCCGATCCGGGCGGCGCTGGCAGCGACGACCTGACCGCGTACGACGCGGTGGCCGTCAACGGCCTGTCGCTCCTGGTCAACGCTGGCAAGAAGTGGACCCACACTCTGCTGGACGACATCGTTGAGCCGATCCTCAACGGTGCCAAGGACAAGAGCGGCCGTCCGCTGTTCATCGAGTCGACCTACACCGAGGAGAACAGCCCGTTCCGCCTCGGCCGGATCGTCGCCCGTCCGACCATCCTCAGCGACCACGTCGCTGGCGGCTCCACGGTCGGCTACATGGGTGACTTCCGCCAGGTCGTCTGGGGCCAGGTTGGCGGTCTGTCCTTCGACGTGACCGACCAGGCCACGCTGAACCTGGGCACGCCGGAAGCGCCGAACTTCGTCTCGCTGTGGCAGCACAACCTCGTCGCAGTCCGCGTCGAGGCTGAGTACGCCTTCCACTGCAACGACAAGGACGCGTTCGTCAAGCTGACCAACGTCGTCACGCCCTGACCGGCACTTGACATCCACCGGAGGGGGCCGGGTAACACCGGCCCTCTCTGAGGGATCAGGAAGGACCACATGAAGCTCAGATCCACCATCAACGGTGGTTTCGCGGAGGTCTCCGACGAGGACGCCCCGCAGATGATCGCGTCTGGATGGTTCGAGGCCGTCGAGGCACCCAAGCCCGCACGCAAGCCGCGTGCTCCCAAATCCAAGCCAGCTCCGAAGCAGGAGCCGAAGTCCGAGGAGTGACCCGTGGCCTACGCGAAAGCGACTGACGTAGTCGAACTGTGGGCCAAGGAGCCTGAGCCGGAAGTGATGGGGCTGATCACCCGCCGCCTAGAGCAGGTCGAGCGAATGATCAAGCGCCGCATCCCGAATCTCGATCTCAAGGTCGCGGCCGACGCGACGTTCGAAGCAGATCTGATCGACATCGAGTCCGATGCCGTTCTGCGCCTTGTGCGTAACCCCGAGGGCTACATCTCGGAGACCGACGGGGCGTACACCTACCAGCTCGCGGCTGACCTGTCTCAGGGCCGGCTGGTCATCTTGGACGACGAGTGGACGACCTTGGGAGTCAGGCGACTCTCTCGGATGTCTGTCATCGCCCCGAACATCGAGCTGCCGACATGAGCGCGAGCGATCGCCATCGGGCTCCGATCATCTACCCGCCCTTCACTCCAGCTGTCACCCCTGACCAGGTCGACAACAGCCTGTGCGACCACGAGGCAGATCCTCCGATCTGCTACTGCGTCCACGACTGGCGCATCGAGTGGGGGAACGTCTCTCGGGAGTCCAAGCCGAAGGCCACGTACATCTCATGAGCCTCCTCGACACAGGTGCCCGGTATCAGCCGGTCATCGTCTACCCGGAAGAGATGGTCATCGACGGCGATGGCAACAAGCGCACGCGGCCGTCGAAGGTCGGAATCCCCGCCATCGCACGGCTCCAGGTGGCAAACCAGTCAGGCACGTCGGCGCGACGTGCTGAGCAGGACAACGAGGGCTTCGAGACCGAGAAGGTCTACCGGATGCGGTTCCCACGCTCGTTCACCAAGGAGCACGGGATCCTCGGCGCTCAGAGCCAGATCGAGTGGAGAGGACAGCGGTGGGCGCTCTTCGGAGACGCCACCGTCTACGACTCATCCCCCGCGCTCGCGAGGGTCGACTACAACATCAAGAGGTTCTGATGGCGAAGGTCTACGCGAACGCGAATGAGGCTGCCGCCAGGCACGTCGAGACCAAACGCGCTGTGCGGCGGGAGAACCGGATGCTGTCCGGGCGAGCCAGGTCCAACCTGGCCCGTCAGCACAACCACAAGCGCATCACGCCTGAGGGCTACTTCCCGGCCGAGATCGACACGGCCGAGCACGACGTGGATTGCTTCACGATCCTGCATGCGCCTGACGCGATGGCTCTCGAGTTCGGCCACGCCCCCTCGGGCGTGTTCGGGCCAGGCGGCAAGTACGAGCACGTCGACTCGAAACCGCCTGAGCCCACGTACATCCTGACCCAAGCCGCCTACGGCGGTCACACCATCACATAGGAGGGCGCATGGCCAAAAGGCTGCCCCGCGTACAGAAGGTGGTGGCCCCGCTCCTCCGGGCAGATCCGCGAATGGCAGGCGTCGAGATCACGACCTGGGTTCCTGACGTGGACTACCGGGAGTTCCCGATGATCAACCTGCGCCGCATCGGCGGCATCAGGAATCCCAAGGCACCGAGGCTCCACACGCTGCCGGTCATCGAGATGTCGGCTTACTCCACCGAAGGTCTCATCGAATGCGAGGAGTTGTACGAGGAAGCACTCGACGTGCTGTACGACTCAGTCCACGAGCAAAGGCGAACGGACACAGGCTATCTGACCTCCATCTTCGAGACGATGGGCGCTACGCAGTTCAGCTCCCTCTACCAGGACTCCTGGCGCATCCAGGGTCTGATCCGACTCGGCGTCCGCAGACCGAGAACCACCACCTAACCGAAAGGTAACCCCAATGGCAGAAAACGACGACGCAGTATTGACCGCTGCGGTCGGCTACGTCTTCACCGCCGAACCCGGCACGAAGGCTCCCACCCCGGCCGAACTCAAGACGATCAACCTCAAGGATCCCAGCACCTGGACCGGTGCCACCGGATGGACGAGCGTCGGCCACACCAGCCGAGGCACGCTCCCCGAGTTCGGCTTCGAGGGCGGCGAGTCCGAGGTCAAGGGCTCCTGGCAGAAGAAGAAGCTCCGCGAGGTCACCCCCGAGGATCCTATCGACTACTTGACCGTGGTCCTGCATCAGTTCGATGAGGACAGCCTCGGCCTGTACTACGGCCCCAACGCCTCCGACACCCCCGGCATCTTCGGCGTGAAGACCGGCCAGGTCAACGAGAAGGCAGTCTTCGTCGTGATCGAAGACGGCGACCTGCGTCTGGGCCACCGTGCGGCCAAGTCGAGCGTCAAGCGCGACGACGCGATCGAGCTTCCGATCGATGACCTCGCTGCGCTGCCGGTGCGATTCACCTACCTGGATCACGAGGACGAGCTTCCGTTCGAGTGGATCAACGAGGACTTGTTCAACGTCCCGGAGATCCCCTGATCCCAACTTGACAGCCACCGGCTGTCACCCCGGAGGGGGAGGTTTCCTTGGCGGGCCTGCCTCCCCCTCCAGCCCGCCATCTAGCCCGCCATCACACGAAAGGTTCGCCATGTCAAACGTATTCACCCTCGATGCCCTCCGCGAAGAGACCCTTCGCCGCTACGCACCCACCAAGATCGAGCTGTCGGACGGCAGCCAGGTCGAGCTGAAGAGCGTGCTGAAGCTGAAGAAGAAGTCCCGCGAGGCAGTGCAGGACGCCCTGCAGGAGATCGACAAGATCGATGAGATCGTCGGCGACGACGACGACGAAGAGTCGGACGAGGAAGTGGCCGAGATCGTTTGTGACGCAGTCGCAAAGATCATCCGGCTGATCTGCTCCTCGCCACGCAAGCTGCTGGCCGAACTCGAGCACGAAGATCCGCAGATCAAGGCCAACCTGTACACCGCAGTGCTGCAGCGGTGGATCGGGGAGACGCAACTGGGGGAAGCCGAGTCCTCGCCGGCCTGATCGACAAGCACGGCGAGGCGATCCTGAGCGATCTCCTGCACCACTACCAGGTTGACCTTCGGGAGTTGTTCTCCGAGGTAGCTCCGCTCTCGCCACGGTATGTCCTGTCCCTGATCCTGCACCTTCCCACTGACGGCGCGTTCTACGCGTCTCGGCGCGGCGGGCCGCAGTTCAGGGGTTGGGACGCCGACAGGTACGCGCTCGTGGCGGCGGTGAACGCACTGAGGTCGAACAACCACATCCTCATGATGGTCAACCGCGATCCGGCGAAGCCGAAACCCAAGGCACCGGAGCCATTCCCGACTCCCGACGACAACAAGAAACCAACAGCGCCCAAGCCGGGTTCGTTCGCGGCGATGGTCGTGGCGGCGAAGAAGGCTGCCCGAGAGGCGCGAGAGAAGAGGGAGGCACATGGCTAGGAAGGCCGGTATGGCTACCGGCGTTGAGGTAGCCCGGATCTCTGTGAAGGTGTCCCCGGACACCAAGCAGTTCCGGCGCGAACTGAAGAGCGATCTCGAAGCGATCGAGAAGTCGATCAAGGCCAAGATCGATGTCGAACCGGACATGGGCAACTTCCGCAAGGAGGTTGCCGCCAAGACCAAGGGCATGCGTGCCAAGGTCGAGGTCGACGCGGACGTAGACAAGTCGTTCTTCAGCAGGATCCGGGACGTGATGTCCAAGATCCCGAAGCCGAGCTTCGGCTCGGGCATCAACATGGCCGGTTACGCCGTCATCGCCGCAGCCATCGCGACCCTGTCTCCGTTGATCGTGGGGCTCATGGGAGCCCTCACCACGGGGCTCCTGGCGCTGCCGGGGTTGATCGCAGGTATAGCGATCCCCATCGGGGCGCTGATGCTGGGTATGGACGGCCTTAAGAAGTCCGCTGAGGTACTCCAGGCTCCGATCGAGTCGCTGAAGGCGACGATGTCGTCTGCGGTCGAAGAGCAGTTCACCCCGGTGTTCGAGAAGCTCCGCAACATCTTCCCGACGCTCCAGCAGGGATTGCCCTCTGTCACAGCGGGTTTGGCGACGATGGCGGACTCCATCACCTCGGTCCTCACCGACCCGAAGAACCTCGCCACGCTGAACGGGATCTTCTCCGACATCGCGGCGAGCCTGAAGGTTGCGGCCCCCGGCATGGCCGACTTCACGCAGGGGTTCCTCGACCTGATCAAGGGCTTCACCGGGCGGCTCCCCGACCTCGCACAGTGGTTCTCCGACACCGGAAAGTCGTTCACCGACTGGGTCACTGACTTCACCAAAAAGGGCCCGGACGGCATGTCGAAGTTCGACCATGCCCTCGACGGCCTCGGCTTCACGCTCAAGGAACTCGGCGGCGGTCTGGTCGACCTAGCCGGTAAGGCGCTCGACTTCTTCTCCGACCCGGAGAAGGTCCAGTCGTTCAAGGCGCAGCTCCAGTCTGTCATCGACCTGATCCAGAAGATCATGGACTTGCTGACGGGCGCTGCCGACATGATGAACAAGGTCGGAGTCTTCAACGGCGAAGGCAACGCGGGCGATCTGATGCCCATGCCGATCCAGTGGATCAAGGATGGGTTCGACTCCATCGACTGGTCCGGGATCTGGGACGGCATCAAGAACGCCGCATCCGAGGCATGGAACTTCATCAAGGCCGTCTGGGCTCCGGTCGGATCGTTCTTCTCGACCATCTTCACGCCGATCGCTCAGATCGCCACTCCGATCTGGAATGTGATCTCTGCGGCTGCTACGCAGGCGTGGAACGTCATCCGGGCGATCTGGGGCGGCGCAGCGTCGTTCCTGTCAGGAATCTTCGCTGGCCTGTCCGGTCCCGCCTCCACCGCGTGGAACGCCGTTTCCTCTGCAGCACAGGCTGCCTGGGGCGTCGTACAAGCCGCGTGGGCGGGCTTCTCTGGCTGGTTCTCTGGCATCTGGAATCAGGTGTCGGGCATCGTCCAGGGCGTCTGGAACACGGTCGTGGCGATCATCCAGGGCGCGGCCAACACGGTCATCAACATCATCAACAACATGGGGCAGAGCATCGTCTCTGCTATCCAGAGCATCGACCTGGCTGCGGCCGGCCGAGCGTTGATCGAGAGGTTCATCGGCGGTATCAAGTCGATGGCCGGTGCCGTGAAGGACGCCGTCGGATCTGTCATCGGCGGCGTGATGAACCTGATCCCGCACTCTCCTGCGAAGGAGGGTCCGTTCTCGGGCCAAGGCTGGGTCTCGCTCTTCACGGGTGGCCAGGCGCTCGGTGAGCAGTTCGGAGACGGTGTAAAGGACGGTCTCCAAACCACTCTCGAGATGGCGAAGGAGATGGCCGACAAGATCAAGTCTGCGATCGACAGCGGTACCGACGTGAGCGGTTCGCTCGCCGGTATCGACACCGACGAGCTGAAGCAGTCGATGGCGTTGATCGAGCAGGAGAAGAAGCGACTCAAGATCGAGAAGAACTCGCTGCCCGACTCCGACAAGGAGGGGCGCAAGGCGCTTCAGAACCAGATCGACCAACTGCAGGCGCAGAAGGACATCCTGTCGTACCAGAAGGACCGACTGAAGAACGAGAAGGAATACGGCGATGCGGCGGGCGATGACCCGCTCGTCAAGGCCGCTTCCAAGCTGATGGCCTCCCCCGTCGACTTCGCGAAAGCGACTGGCAAGCAGTTCCTTTCGGACATCGGCATCGGTGGCGATGGCCTCGTCTCGAAGGCGATCACCGAGGGCATTCAGTACATCTTCCAGATCGGCTCTGTCGATGAGGCGCTGTCCATCAAGGACCGCGAGGAGTCCAAGCAGGCACTTTCCATCGTCGGCCGCAGCGGCTGAACTTGACATCCACCAGGAGGTAGACATTGATCACCGACACCATCGTTGAACTCGAAGGTGTCAATGGTGAGCGTTTCAATCTGACGACCGGTGACAAGGGCGTGTTCCTTGCCACAGACGTGGAGGGTTGTTTCTACGACCCTCCCGTCAAGGTCGCGTTTGAAGAGCCGGGTAACTACCCCGGCGCTCGCTACTTGTCACATCGACCTCTCAAGCGAGACATCGTCTTCGGAGTCGAGATCCTCAACGACGCCAAGGCCGGTAACCGGTCGTGGCTGTCGAGGGACTCCGAGTGGCGTAAGGCATGGGCGTTCAACCGCGTCTGCAAGCTCTACGTGACCACACCGGACTCCGGTACCCGCTACTTGCACCTGGCGCTCTTCGAGTCGCCGAAGGTCGAGATGCGTACCGACCCGCGTGGCAACTCGATCAACCTGACGGTCATGTCGTGCGTTGCGTACGACCCGTTCTGGTACGAGGACGACCGAGTCTTCTCGGCGAAGACGAAGACCGACACCCGGTTCAAGCCGACGATGTTCGACATCCCCGGCAACTGGCCGTGGGAGAGGCTGCCCAAGGAGACCTTGAAGATCAAGGTCGGCCGGGGCCAAGGTGGGCTCAACCCCACCGACCAGTACATCGCGCCGAAGTGGACCGTCCCCGGTTCCACCGAGCGCATCCCCGAGTTCCCCTGGCCGTTCCCGCCAGGCGTGCCGATCCCGTGGGAGCGGGCACCTTTCACTCAGTTCGTCATCCCGGACTACTCGTTCGAGGACGAAGAGTTCCGCCATCGCCGGGTGAAGACCCCCGGCCTCATCTACGGCGAGAACTGCACGATCGACACCGATCGTCGCGAGGAGCAGATCAGCTCCGACTCGGGCAGTCAGGTCTGGGCCCGGATGAACGGTGTCCGGTTCCGCAACATGATCCCGCCCTACACCGAAGAGGCTGAGTTCGTCATAGACGCGTCGGGCTGCCCTCCGGGGCAAGTCATCACGCTTCGGCTTCCGAGGCCGTGGACGCGCTGCTGGGGGCTTGAGTGAGTGGTCTGAGTTCACTCCGCGACTCGCAAGCCCTCTGGGACAAGATCCAACTCCGTAGGTGCAAGCTCGAACAGGAGCGGCTCAAGCCGCCCGACGTAGAGCTTCGCGACGGCGACTTCCGCCTGCGCGGCATGGTCGCGGGCGAGCGGGTTCTCGAATGGGAGTTCATCGAGAACGAGACCGGCACCGCCACCCTGCAGCTCTCACTGAGCCACTACCTGGCGAAGTGGGTGATGAACCACCGGGGCAGAGCAAAGCGCAACGTCATCATCAACATCGAGAAGCAAGGCGCTCGATGGACCGGAATGATGGACAACTACCGGGTCGTCAAGGAGGACTCCGGTGACTGCTACGTGGAGATCACGTTCCTCCACGACTTCGAGCAGACCAAGCATATCCGCGTCTGGTGCAACCCGTTTTTGCGCCCTGAGCTGCAGTTTCCTAAGGTGTGGATCATCTTCGGGCCGGCGAAGTGGTGCTTGCTCGTCACGCTGTTCGTCAACCTCCTTCGACTCGAAACGAGTCTGTGGACGCTGCCGGATGACCCCACGGACATCAACGAGTGGATGGGTCCGAGCTTCAACCCAGCAAACTGGCGGAACATCGTCAAGCCGTTCCCCTTCCTGCTGGACAACTCGCCCATCACGATCGTGTTCAGCCGCTTCGGGACGTTCTACGACACCGCGAAGCAGATCCTCGAAGACCATCAGCTCACGCTGACGTGTCGCCGGTACATCAAGGACCGCGACCCGCACCCGTTCGAGGATCTCAAGGGCGAGTGGAACATCGACCCGCTGGAAGACCTCATGTCGCTCATCCCGCTGAGGGATGGCTGCGTCGTGTGGGACATCGAGGACAACTCAGGCTGGGGCACACAGACCGCGTTCGGCGGTTCGTGGCTCACCGGGTTCATCCGAGGGATCGTCCAACTGACCAGCGACGGCCAGGTCGAGGGTGTCGACGTGTTCACGGGCGACTACACGTTCCCCGGCGAGTACTACTCACCGTGGTTCCTGGGCACCAGCCCGATGGCTCCGCACGTCGTGTTCGAAGAGGGACCGCTCACAGGGATCAAGTCGTCGGAGTTCTCGTACTACGAGGCGACCGACACCAGCTTCCTGGCAGGAGGCCAGTCAGCTCCCGGAATCAACGAGGGCATAAGCACTTTCGTGAACATGGGAGGCGACTTCCTCACCTCGCTGATCAACCAGGCGCTGGGAGGCATGATCGACCTGCCGCCCCTCGGCGGCACCCTCGATGCGATCCTGCAGCCGATCTACACCGACGTGTTCGGTGCGTTCATGGAAGTGCCCACGCTGCGTGCGATGGGGCTCTCCCTGCCCATCTCTGGGCTCGAAGACATCGTCACCGGTCTCGGTGACTTCCACTACTTCGAGAACATGGCCGAAGGGTCCATCAAGGCGTTCACGCTGAGCGCGTTCGCCGCCGTAGCGGCCGAGATCCACAAGACTCGTGCCCGGACGGCCCACACCCTCAAGGTGTCAGACGCATCACCGTACATCTTCGCACCGAAGCCCTACGGGCACTGCTGGATCGGAGATCGCGTCGGCACGTCGGTTCTCGGCTACCCGGTCGAGCACCAGTTGTTCGTGGAGCGGATCCGCAAGGTGAAGTACCGCATCGACAAGGACGGCATGAAGCCGCTCGAGATCGAGATCGGTTACCGCGAACCGAAGAACCCGGCACTACACATCCTCGAAGAGTTCAAGCGCATCAACGGTGGGCTTGGCCAGGCGGGGATTCTCTAACCGAAAGGCACGCCATGATCCCAAGTCAGGACGACCACGATCCGAACAAGCCTCGCGAGCACGTCGTTTGGGCGCTTCGCAATCTCCCGATGATTGCAGGCGTCGGAGCGATCACGAACCCGCACTACTTGTCGGACTGGTCAGAACACTTGTGGAAGTGCGGCTTTCGGCACGTTGACTGGCTCCGGGGGCTGGCTGATGAGAACGGAAACATTCACGTCAGTCAGCTTCCCGAGCAGGTCATCAAGTTCCAGCCGGCCTTCAGAGGCCAGCGCCATGACATGAACAACGCCGCTCGTTGGGTCGAGAAAGACGCGCCGGATCCAGAACCGGTGCGGATCCCCAACATTCGGCAACTGACCCAACAGGAGAACGAAGCGATGCTCAGGCAGTACCGCGAGGCCGGGATGATCCCGGACAACTCTCCCGGCCCTTCGATGGCTGAGGAGTTCACAGAATGACGTACAGGTACGCGCCGCCCTTCGGACTGAGGGTGCTGCAGCTCGTCATCCTCACCGAGGCCATGTGTCGCGGCCTATCGCTCATCCTGGCCAAGGAACAGGTGCTCGCCACCACCGACATCACCAACGCCGCGTCCATGCAGGTCTGGGGAGCCGTCTTCATCAGCTTCTCGCTGCTCGGGTTCTTCGGCGAGGCACTGATGTCGGGCATCGGTGGAGTTGACTCTCAGGCCAGCTCAGACGCTCGGGCGTGGCCGTCCTTCATCGCCCACGCAGGGCTGATGATCCTCTACGTGACGCTCGGCTTGGCCTACGCCAACGCCGTGTACGACGGCGAGCTGAGCTTGGCTTCCGCACCCGCAGCGATGGTGGTGATCGCTTACATCCACTGGCTGTTCGCCCGGAGGCGCAAGTCCCATGTCGCCTGAGGAGATCGTGAAGCTGCTGCCTGAGAATTGGACAGGGCTGTTCGCCATCGTCATGTTCATCCTCTACGTCGGCGCACAGATCATCGAGAAGTTCGAGCCTCTGGCGAAGTTTGTACCCGGTGGGAAGTGGTGGCACGACCGGCAGAAGCGCAAGCGTGGCCGTCGCAAGGACATGGTCGCAGACGACAACGAGATCATTCGTGCTCTGCAGGAACAGGTTTCGTCGATCGTGCTGGACCTCGCGACCGTACGCGACACGCTGCGGACGTTCACCGCGTGGTCGGTCTACGACGCTCGCTGGCACCACCAGGCGCTGGTCGACGTAGCCGGTCAGGGTGTGGTCCTACCTGATCATCTCGACTACTTCGCCTTCGAGGTTCTCTGGAAGGCAGACCCCGTATCGGCAGCGAAGCTGCCCGCATGACGAAAGGAGCCAGATGATCTACCCGACTTCGCCTTTGGATGCGATCGGCGCTGACGGCGCTTTCGAGATCGGCGGGGGGCAGTTCGACTTCGGCCAGGGCTACACCGAGCAACTCGTCAGGCAGATGTTCGAGGTGCCGCTGACCGGCAACCCGATCGAGATCCTCACGCAGCAGCTCAAGAAGCTGCCGTTGGAGGCTCTGCAGACGTTCAAGCAGATGATCCCCGGCACGGTGGATGACGACTTCATCGACATCGCAACGTCGGTCGCGACGATCGTCAACAACCTGACGACCCTGCCTCGGGCCCTGATGACCGGCGAGTGGCAGGAGTGGCTGACGACGACGTACAACGTCGTCTCCACCGAGGTCAAGCAGATCCTTGAGATCCTCGGCGGGTTCATCGTGACCCCGATCAACTCCGCTGTGCAGGCCGTCAAGGACTGGTTCGCCGCCATGAACAGCCGGATGTCTGTCATCGGTGCGGACGGCAAGATCAACGCCAGGGTCGATCAGATCCCGGCGCTGCAAAACCTTGTCGACGCGGCCACCAACGCCCTCTCTGGCGCGAGCCAGATCGGTGAGGAGATCGTGGGAGCTGGCCTGGGCCAGGCGAAGTCCACGATGGAGAACCTGTTCGCCATGCTGACGAAGACCGTCCGCGACGTGCAGGCGCTCCAGTCGGAGCAGGAGTCGGCAGCCAACGGCGGTCGCCGGTTCAACATCGACTTCTCGCGGTACCCGAACGGGCCCTTCCCGTCCGACCTGTTCAACATCACGATGAGCGGACCCGGCACGTCCACACTCGCGATCAGCAACGGCAACGCCGTCTGGAGCACGAAGGGCGACGGCTACCGCAGGGCGACGTTGATCTACCCGACCCCGACCCTGACCCCGCAGCAGATCGTGCGAGGCACGCTGGCGTCAGCGCCCCAACAGGGCACGAACGTCCGCATCTGGTCGGTGGCCCGATCCAACGAGAACGCAACGGATTTCGTCTTCGCACGCGGTTACTGCACGGGCTTCCTGCAGTACCGAGGAGACATCGGCTGCTATAAGAACGGCGTCGAGTACATCTGGGCGTCCAACGTCTCGCTGACGTGGAACCTGGACCTCCGCATCGTCTGCGGCGTCGGTGAGAACCCGCGCCGCCATCAGGTGTACTCGGGCAACCAGGTCGTGGTCGACCTGGTCGAACCGGGGGACAAGCAATCGGTCATCGATGAGAACCACTGCTGGTGGGGATCGATCACAGAGACCGACGGCAGCCGGGTTCCCGGCAACGTCGCGGGCGCGTCCGTTACGGACAACGCACCGCCTGCGGTGACTGGCTCCACGATGCGCGTCTACCGGTCAACGTCCTCGGGCAACTCCAAGGGCGGCGGGCAAAGCGTCCTACCGGCGAACACCCTCGACGCCGTCGACTACCGGTCGGAGGACATCACCTGGAATCCGGCCACACAGACGGCCACGGTGCAGAAGGCTGGCACGTACGTCATGGGCCTACGCATCCAGGTCACTGAGGCACAGGGCTTCAGCGAGGAGCGGTACCCACTGATCTACATCAACGGCCTGCCGAGGATCAAGATGGGCGCGAGGCGAGGCATCAGCGCGGCAGCGTTCGGTGTCCCGCACTTCCCACAGGATCTCGCCTACGGCGGCGACGGCGTGCAGTACTACCTGGCCCCAGGCGCTACGGTCCAACCCGGACTGCAGACCAACGGCAGCGTCAGCATCGTCGGAGACGCCAACGCCAACAACTCCTGGTTCTCGATGGTTCGAGTCGGATAGCAAAAGACCCCCCTCTTCGGAGGGGGGCTTTTTGCGTTTCAGGGGGTCAGCGGTATCGGTTGGCCATCATCGCCCAGACGACAGTCCACATCCCGCACCAGCCGGTGATCATGAGAGGGATGATGCTCGGGCTCGTGATGAAGACCAGCCCGAAGAACGCGGTCGGCAGCGCCGACAGGATCGCGAGGACGAGGAACAGCGGGTTGGGCGACGGCTTCTTCGGCTTCGCCTCGGGGGGAATGAAATAGTTCATCAGGTCTCCTATCCCTGTGGAACTGCTGTGAACGCGTCATCCTGGCACACTCACGCCTTGCCGGCCAGGGCCGACATGCGCTTCGCGATCTCCTCATCGCGGGCCTCAGAGGCCATCTGGTACTTCATCGCCATGCGGGGGGTGGTATGGCCCAGCCGCACCATCAACTCCTTCGTGGTGGCCCCTGACTGGGCTGCCAGAGTGGCTCCCACGGCCCGGAGGTCGTGGATGCGGAGGTCCGGTCGACCGATCTTGGCGTAGCCCTTCTTGAGCGACCGGGTGAACGCAGCCTTGGTCAGCCGCTTGCCTTGAGTCGTCGTGACTAGCAACGCCTCTGGGCCCTTGTTCATCTTCGTCCGGTCCTTCATGTGCTCCCGGATCATCGCCGCGACGTGCGGCGGTACGGTCACCGGCCGCTTCGAGCGGACGGTCTTGGTGTTGCCGACGACGATCTTCTGGCCGACGCGGGCCGCGCCACGGCGCACGCGGAGCTTCATCGTCTCCCCGTCATCCGCGATGTCCTTCCGGCGCAGCTCGATCAGCTCGCCGAACCGCAGGCTCGTCCACGCGAGGATGTAGACCGCCACGCGGTAGTGCTCGAAGACCTCCCCCGCGACGATGTCCAGCTCGTCAGGCGTCAGCGCCTCTACGTCGCGCTCAGCGGCTGCCTTCTGCTCGATCCGGCACGGGTTCTCCGACAGGAGCTTGTCCTCCACAGCGGTGTTCATGACGGCCCTGAGGACGTTGTAGGCGTGCCGACGCGCTGTCGGGTACTGATTGCCCATCCCGGCCCACCACGCCCGGACGATGGCCGGTGTCATCTCGACTACCGGGGTGTCTCCGAGTACGGGATATATGCGCTTCCGCGCATGCGTCTTGTACAGCTCCTTGGTGCCGCCCGCGATGTCGCGCTCCTCGATCCACTTCTTGGTGTACTCCTCGACCGTCAGGCTCGAGAACGCCCTCTTCTTCAGCCGCTCGGCTGGCGGCGTCCAGGTCTCCATCTCGATGAGCCGGTGCTCCCGAGCCAGCCAGGCTTCGGCGTCCATGCGGTTGTCGTAGGTAGTGTGCGAGTTGTAGCGGACACCGTCGTGAACGTAGGAGGCGTGAATGCGTCCCGAGCCGATGGTGCGGAGCTTCCCCCAACTGCGTCGTTGGGCTGTCTTCTTCGAGGCCATGAGCCGTGACTCTAGCATGACCCTCGTGACTCAACACGCTGCAACAACCTGCAATTTGTTTCACTACGAGGGGCACGAAATGCGGAGGCCAAAAGGGCCTCTGAGCTGGGACTATACCGCTTTCAACAACCTGTACTTCCAAACTAGCTACGCGGGTTCGATTCCCGTCGCCCGCTCCGCAGGTCAGAGGGTGTTTTTCACCGGATTGACGGCCCCCCGAGAGGGGTGCGTGACCTTATCCGTGACTCTCCTGACCTGCGCTTCGTCGTGTCCGCGTCTGCTACTGTCTGCTTCGTAAAGAGCCCCCCGCCTGCGGTAACAGACGAGGGGCATTCACACCAGATAGGAGCTGGTGCTCGATGATCATCTCACGTCAGAGAGTTGCAAGGAGAGTTGCAACGGCCGGAACCGTCGCAGTCGGCGGTCTCGCGTTCGCGCTCTCGTTCACCGCGCTCGCGGACCTGGCCGTGACCCACGGCGTGACCCCCGGACAGTCTTGGATGCTGCCGCTCGTAGTCGACGGCGGCATCGTCGTCGCCACGATGGCGACCGTGGCCCTCACCCGGCACGGGTGGTACGCGTGGACTCTGCTGCTGCTGTCGTCGTTGGTCTCGGTAGCGGGCAACGTGGCTCACGCTCAGCCCCACGGGGCCGTCGCGATGGGCATCGCAGCGGTTCCGCCGCTGTGGCTCCTGGCATCGACGCATCTGACGGTCCTCCTCTACCGGGAGGCCGAGGAAAGTGGCTCAGAATCGATCTCAGAGCCTGTCCTGACCAGGGCTTTTGCAGAAGCGGCTTGACTGCGCCCGACCGGGCAGCAGAAATACATAGAGAACCTATATAGTTGTTTGGCACAAAAAAAGACCCCCCGAACCGGCCCGGAGGCCGGCCCGAGGGGGCTTGGTGTGTCAGTTTCCGATGGGGCGCATGAGCGCCTCGACCGAGTCGCGCTCCACGCGGATCAGTCGGGGGCCGAGACGTACGGCCTTGAGCTTCCCGGCCGCGATGTAGTTGCGGACGGTCCTGGTGCTCACGCCGAGGTAGTCGGCGGTCTGTTGGATCGATGCCCTGGCTGGCATAGCGGTGTCAGTTCCTCTCTCTCCCAGCGGACGAATACGCCGCCAGTTCCGTTGGCCCGTCCCCCGTAGCGGAAGACGAGCCCCTCTTGAATTGGGTGGGTCGGCCAGCGGTGCTTGGCCGGGTGCGGGCGGCTATGACGCCGCATCGAGCTGCTTCTCCAGCTCGCGGATCTGCTCGCGGAGCGCCTGGTTCTCCAGCAGCGCGTCGGCCAGGTGGCCCTGCGCGATGTCGTTGGCCTCGTCCTTCCGGGTGGCCTCATCGACCGCCTCGTGGAGGCGTCGAATCAGATCCGGTACGGCACCGTGCAATCCGGCGATGAAGTCAGCGTCTTCACTCGACAGGAATGCAGCCAGCGGCTTACGCTCGTCGGCGGTCTGGTGGGCCGCGATGAGGTTGAAGCATCCGGGGAACGACTCGTCCTCTTCGGGCATCCAGTAGCCGTGCTCGGCCATCGTGGTCTGCGACCACTGCTGGTAGAGGATGTCGAAGAACTGGTGGTCCTGGTCGTCGGTGTCGATCACGCGTACTCCTTCATGATTCGGTCGAATGCCCTTGTCTGGACACGCATTTCGAGGGCGATCGCTCGCTTGAGCCACGTCCACTCCTTCAGGTGCTCCAGCTCCCACTTGAGGCCGTCCGAGAACGTCGTGTGGCTGACGAGGAACTCGATCCGCAGCCGGTTGAAGTCGTCGCGACCACCGGGCTTGAAGTCGACGCCGTCCTGGCTGATGTACCAAGGCAGCTCGTAGCCGTCGAAGTAGACGGCCTTCTCGGTCACCTCGACCTCGGGGAAGGTGTGCTCGGTCACGCCTCGATCGCCAACTGCGCTCGGATGACCATCGCCTCGGTGCGGACGAGGTGCGACTGCCTCATGAAGCGATGCCAGTCCTGGTGGACTGACTGCCGGATCGTGTGGTCGAACACCACACAGACCTCGGGGTGCTTGTCCGCGAGCTTCCTGAAGTCAGCCAGCGCGTGGTCGAGGATGGGCTTCTCGCCCACCGCCAGGACCGCCTCGTCGGTGACCTCGATGATCGATGCGAACTTGTACCCGAGGCTCACAGGAGCCCCCGATCCTTGAGAGCGTCGACCATGCTGTCCCAGAGCTTGTGGGCGTTCCACCGCATCTGGTCCGGGTCGTTCTTCACGTCCGGGGTGGTCTCCCTGGTGACCTCGATCCGCTCGTCTCCGTACTCGAACGTGAGCTTGAAAGGGATGGGCCGGAACGCTTCCGGCTTGACCCCATCCCCCTCGCCGTGCCACTGGAGGTTCAGTCCGAACCCCATCAGCGTTTCCTCAGATCCGGGATGATCTGGGCGCGGAACTCGATGAAGACCGTGTCCTTCGGGCACGTCGACTCCGGGATGTTGTCGGGGCGCTCGGCGATGTACGCGCCGATCTCGCCGCCCTCGATGGTGCCGAGCTGAGCCAGCTTGTAGATGGCCAGCTCCATCAGCTCGTTGTCGAGCCCGTTCGGAGCGGGCAGGGTCACTTTGCCTTGTGGCATGTTCTCTCCTTGGTGTATGTCAAGTTGCGGTCAGTAGTCAGCGCCGTAAAGCGAACCCCAGGAACGCTTTCCGACCTCGGGGTCGGTGCCGATCAGCACCGGGCCCATCTGCTCGGCCATGAGCTGGCCGATCTTCTCTGCACCCCATTGCGCCTTCTCAGCGGGCAGCGAAGCCACGATCTCGTCGTGGATAGGCAACCGGAGGTACGGGGTGAATCCGGCCTCGTGGAGGCGAATCAGAGCCCGACAGGTCACGTCTCGCGACGACGACTGGATCATGTAGTTCAGCGCCGAGTAGGACCGCGAGCTGTCGACCGGCAGTCGACGGCCCATCGGGGTGATGATGTGTCCGGTCCTGCCTGCCTCGGCTCCCAGCTTCTTGCTCAGCTTCGCGACACCGGGGTACGTCCTGGCGAACGCCTCCAGAGTCCGTTTGGCCGTTGGGAAGTCGATCGACGCCTGCTCGGCGAGCGTCTTAGCGCCGCCGCCGTAGACCGTCAAGAAGTTCGCCATCTTCCCGACCTTGCGGGTCACCGCCGCCGCGTCGGCGGTCATCTGGTGGAGGTCCGCTCCGGTCTCGAACGCCTTGATCATCGTCTCGTCCTTCGACAAAGCCGCGAGCACACGCAGCTCCTGCGTCTGGTAGTCGACTGACGCGATGACGTGTCCGGGCTCCGCGAGGAAGCACCGTCGCACGGTCGAGTCCGATGCGGGCAACGTCTGCGCCGGGATACCGGTGATAGACATGCGCGAGGTACGCGCTTGCAGCGGGTTGACGAACGTGTGGCACCTGTCCTCCGAATCCCTGGTCTCGAGAAACTTCGCGACCCAGGTCTTGTTCCACTTCCCCAGCTTCTGCGCCTCTTGGATCATCGCCGCCAGCTCAGAGCCCTGAGCGATCATCTCGTCGTACAGAGACGCGTTGACCTGACGCTTGCCAGTTTCGGTGCGGCCCTTGATCTTCCAGCCGGCCTCCTCGATCACGTCTGCGACCTGCTCGTTCGAGTTGGGGTTGTCGAGCCCGTACTCGGTGAACAGGATCGCCTCCCAGACCGCCTTCTCGGCCATCCACTTCTCCGACAGCGCCTGCGCGTACTCCACGTCGAGCAGGAAGCCCTGGCGGTCGATGTAGCTGCAGATCTCGGAGATCTTGTGCTCGTACGGCACCAGCGACCGACTCACGTCGGGCACCAGCTTCGCGAGCTTGCTGCAGATGCGAGCGGTGAAGATCGTGTCCATCCCGGCGTACGTCAGGTACTCCGGGTGGAACAGGTCGATGGTCGACCAGATCTTGGCCTTGGTCGTCTTGTGCTCCTTGGCCAGCTTGACCATGAGCCCCTTGACATCCTCAGCCTGCTCCTTCGAGATGAACTCAGCGATCAGCTCTTCGAGGGAGTGGCCGAACCCGCCCTTGCCGTACGGACGGGGATCGACCAGCTTGGCCAGGATCTGCGTGTCGAGGATCTTCGGCCAGAGATCCTCCATCTTGATGTCGAAGCACTGGTCGAGCACCTGGAGGTCGTACGACGCGTTCTGCATGACGATCTTGTCGAGGTGCTTCAGCGCCCCCCTGATCTCCTGCTGGAGCTGCGTGGGACTCTCATCCACCGGCAGCACCCAGGCTTCGTCCTGAGTGCCGAACTGGACAAGACGGCAACGGAACTCGCTGCTGTAGATGTCCAGCCCGGTCGTCTCAGTGTCAACCGCCAGGCACCGCTTGTGAGCCTTGATGAAGTCGTGGAACCCGTCCAGATCATCTGGATGCTCAACGACGTTGATGGTGACGAGGTCACCCCCGACCTCATGCTTCAGCTCGATCACAAACTCTCCTACGTCTCGATGTCTGGCTTGTAGTGCATGGCCGTCAGGCCGTTGCCGTTGAAGTCGGTGGCGACGATCGCCTCGGCGGGCAACTTGCCCAGAGCGACGATCAGCTCGGCGACCGATGTGCCTCCGGGCGGAACGCCCATCGCCACCCTGGCTTCGTGGTACGCGGGCTCAAGCGGAATCCGGTACCGCTCAACGCGATCGATCTTCATGCGCCCAACGACTTCCGCAGGGCCTCAAGCACCGGGTCGTCGTGACGATCCCGGATCTCGATGGCGGCGTTGAGGATGTCGAGGATCTTCTTCTCCGGTCCTTCGAGGATCAGCGCGGCCTGTCCGAACTTCAGCGGCTTGCCATCCATGCCGGGACCGTTGGTGGTGAGTCCGATCTTCATCAGTGGTAGATCCCCCTCACGACACGCGAGATGGTGGCCGGGTTCACGCCGTAGTTGCGGGCGAGATCCTTCTGCTTCGCGCCGCCGTAGAAGGCGTCACGAATGTCCTTCGCGTCCTGCTTGGTCAGCTTCTTCCGGTTCGGCCGGCTCGCGCCGGTCTTGGCGGGAAGCTCCCCTCCCTTGACGAACGCCTCACCGAACACGTCGGTGAAGTGCCGCAGACGCTGAGCCAGACCAGAGTTGGCGTTCAGCGCCACGCTCAGGCGGTTCACCAGATCGACGTTGGCGTCGAGGAGCTGGTTGTTCTCGGAGTTGAGAACGTCCCGGTGAGCCTTCACGTCGGCCAGCTCGGCCCTGGTCTCGCCCAGTTCGACGGCGAGCTTGACGTTCGCCTGTCGCAGTTTCTTCTTCGTGATCATTCTTGTCCCTCTTCCTGAAGACGAGTGAACTCGTCCTCGGTCATGTAGTAGAAGTCGATGACCTTGTCCCAGTTGAAGACTCGGGACGTGAGGTCGTCGTGAATGAGGGTCAGCGTGCCCTCTTGGGTGTCGAGGACTGGCTCGCCAGCGATGATCATCATCGTGTCCTCGAGATTGACCACCGTGGCTCTGCGAGCCATGTCAGCCTCCGTACGGGGTGTTGGGGATGTCCTGGTAGGTGCTGGGAGCAAGCTCCCGGAGCTGCGAGAGCAACTCCCCTGCCAGAGCGCGGATTTCGGCATCCGCCGCTTCGTGCCAGCGGGCCTTGATGACGTAGCGCCACGCCCGGTGATTGCCGGTCACGACCATCGGTGAGTTGGTCATGTTCGGCAGGACCGCCCTGGCCGCTTCGCGGGCCTTCTTGCGAGGCAACTGGTTCGCCTCGAAGATGTGCATCAACTGCTGGTACGCAGCCGCTGCCGTGTCCTTGGCGTGCATCAGCACGTCCTCGGCGTAGGCCCGGTCCAGCTCGGGGAGCTGGTCGATGGCGGGCGGCTGGAGGACTCCCAGCCACACCGGGTCGACATACCGCTGCGACACCACGCTGAAGCTCAGGTGGCGGTGACGTTCCAGCTCGGTCAGCACCGACCGGCTGGCCTCGATGTAGAACGTGGCCGAGGCGTGTTCCAGCACGCTCTCGTGTCCGACTTCGAGGATGTGCGCCAGGTAGTCCTCGTTCTCGGCTGTCGCCGGGTTCGGCCGGTGGAAGCTGCGGTAGCAGTTCCGGCCTGCGAACTCAGCCAGCTCGTCGGCGTCGTAGTCGCCGAACGGCCCGTCGTCGGGCTCGCCGTACTCGTTGGGCGTGTATCCCAGCGCCTGCAAGGCGGCGGGGTCGACCTCAGTGGCCGCAATCAGTTGGACTTTCATACTCTCCGCTCAGAGGTAGGTGGAGGAGGGGCCGAAGCCCCTCCCCCGGTGGATGTCAAGTACTAGGACTTGAGGAACTGCGCGTCACACTGCTGATCGCGAGGCGCGGTGCAGGAGAACAGCTTGTAGGGCTTGCCGGTCTTCTTCGACACGCCCGACTTGAACTCCATCTTCCCGTGCTGGCAGAACCGCTCTTCGCCGTTGGGCGCTTCCTGAGCGGCCTGCGGGGCACGCGACTGGCGCTGCTGACCGCCGCCGTTACCGCCGCCGTTGGCCGGTGCAGGCGCACCGCCGCTGAGCTTGGCGAAGTGGGCAGCCATCTTGGTGGCACGCTCGAACAGAGCCATCCACCGCTGCGCCTGGCCCATACCCGCGACGACCGACGGGTCTTCACCCAGGTCGACCAGGGCGTCCGCGACCGTCGCGTACTTCGGCACGATCCAAGGCGAGGCGTAGCTGCCGTCACCCTTGAACGTCACCGACAGATCACCAGCGGGGCCCGCGACGACCGGCTTGGGGGCCGGCTGGGACGGCGGGGTCTGCTGCTGAGCCTCTTCGGCGGGCTCGTCAGCGGCTGGCGCGTCAGCGAACGGATCTTCGTAGGACAAATTGCTACCTTTCACTTAATGGGACATGCGCCGTTGGCACACGCTTCATCGACACCGTCTTCGACGGCTTTGGCCGCAGCAGATTCGTACTGCTGCTTGGTGATTCGCTCATACGGGGCCTGCTGGAAGCTGGCCTCCGGGAAGATCGTGGAGCCCTTGATGAGCCCTGCGAACCTCTTGAGCACACCCGCCACATCGGACGGGCTGTAGACCGAGGGCTCGACGTTGGCGGTGAACGACACCGCGTTGTCTGCCCAACACGTCTGGTAGAGCGCCTGGAAGGCGATCAGCTCGGTGAGTGTCAAGTCGTCGGCCGACTCAACGATCTCCTCGTCCCACCCTCGATCCTCGACAGCCTGAACCAGCGTGTCCTTCGTCGGGATGGTGACCACCGAGGTGTTCGGAGCGAACAGGTCGTCCTCCACGTCGTAGCCCTGGCTGTACATCTCCATCAACTGGTCGAAGTCGGAGACCTTGTTGAACCGGATGCGCCGGTTGAAGTAGCGCGAGAAGATCGGGTGGATCCCCTCGCTGACTCCCGCCAGCTTCGCGACCGTGCCAGTCGGCGCGATCGTCCGTTTCTTCACCGGGACCGGGATCCGCAACTCATGGCAGAACCTGGACGCCTCAGAGTCGACCTCAGACGCCAGCTCCCGCAAGAACGCGGTGAACCGCTTGTCTCCGGGTGCCTGTGAGTACCTACGGCCTGTGAGGGCCAAATAGGACGCCACACCCAGATGCCCGACGCCGATGCGTCGGTTGCGGTCCAGAACCTCTCGGCTCTTCGGATCGGCCACGGCCGAGAACGTCGCCCGGATCAGGAATCTCGTCATCAGACGATGAGCCCGGATCAGATCGAGGTAGTCGGTCTTCCCGGCGTCGGTGACGAACGCCGCCAGGTTGATGTGGCCGAGGTTGCACGGCTCCCACGGTTCGAGCGTGATCTCGCCGCAGGGGTTCGTACAGACCACCCGGTTGGGTTCCCCGACGTTGGACAGCGAGCTGTCCCACATTCCCGGTTCGCCGTTGTGGACGGCTCCCTCAGCCAGCGTGTGAAGCACGTTGTGGGCTAGGAAGTTCCACCCGTGCTCCTTGGGCTGGTTGACAGCCTTCCAGAAGTCGTCGTCCACCTCGACCGAGATGTTCGTCGTCCAGTGCTCGCCAGACTGGTTCTTGCAGTTGACGAACTCGGTGATCTGCGGATCGGCCCAGTGCATCATCGACATCCGAGCTGACCGGCGCACACCGCCGGCCACCACGCAGGAGGCGATCGCGTGATCGATCTGCATGGCCGAGATACCGCTGAGCGCCAGCCCCTCGTAGGCGTGCTGCGACAGGATCTTCCCGACCTTGATCAGCATCTCCGCGAACGGCTTCGGGCCGCTCGCCTTGCCGCCGAACGTCTTGAGCTTCGCGCCCTCGGGGCGCACTCGCGACACGTCGTAGACACGCTGGAAGTGACTGACCTCGTCCCGGTAGTGGGTGTCGATCAGGTCGGTCAGGGCTGACGCCCAGCCTTCCCGCGAGTCCTCGACCTCGAAGGCACCGACCCAGTCCGGGTCGTACTCGGTCGACAGGATGCCTGCCGCCTTCATCGCCTCGTAGTCCGGGTGATCCGGGTCGCAGACGATGTGGACGTACAGCTCCTGCTGAACCGCTCCGTAGTGGGACAGGTAGTGGTTGCTGTAGTTGGCTCCCACTCCCCCGCCCTCCATCAGCCTCAGAAAGGTGAAGGAGAAGTGCTCCGACGGGGTGTCAGTCCAGCCTGCGACCCAGCAGTTGAACAGGTGCTGCGCGTTCTTAACGCCGGATGCCCAAAGATGACGACCAGCGGGGAGGATCTTGAACTGCTCGATGAGTCGGACGAGATCATCTTCCTCACCGTCGAGTCGATAGCGTTCATCAACGAGCGATAGGTTTCCTGCCACGACTCGTCGGACGGTCTCTGGCCAGGTTTCCTTGGTCCCGTCTGGTTTGACCCGTGCGTAGGTCCGCTCATAGACCAGCCTTCCTGTTGGCCCCCAAGGGATTTCGTCTGTCACTACTTCCTCTCTGTCAGTTCGTACCGCTTGAAATAGGCGTCAGCCGAATCGCCGTTCGAGAACGAGACTCCGTACTCGTCGCCACCGATCACTCCGGTGACGACCGTGCCCTTCTTGCCCCGGAACCACTTCCAGGTGCCTCGGGCCGGGTACTTCTTCTCGTCGCGCTCGACGGTGACCTTGGTCCCCTTCTTCATCGAGCTGCGTAGCCGGGAGTGAAGATCCCCCCGACGTACATCTCGAGGTCTTCCTGCGGCCAGTTCTCCAGCATCATTCGCTTCTGATGCGGGAACAGCTCCGGGAACAGCTCCGCTCGGTACATCTCGGATCCGGGCCCGTTGAAGTCCGCATCCATGATGTTCATCACCGAACGAACTCCTTTCTGTAAGTGGTGGTTTGGTCGCTGTCGAGGAACTTGCCGCCCGGTCCCCTGATCGGCTTCCGGTCGGCTGTCATCGCGCAGAGGACGTGCGGCTCGTCGCCGCTCTCGATGAGCCCGATCGCCATGTCGGCCGTGGGGTCTGAGTGATCAGCCCCTCTCGCCTTGCGGGTCTCGGGGAACACCGAGTGCCTGCTGCCCGGACCTTCGGTCACGTTGCCGTCAGCGTCGACACCAGCGGTGATCGCGATGATGTTGACGTGCTCGGTCAGCGACTTGACTGCCCTCGACAGGTGGACCTGTTCTGCGGACTGACGAACGGGGATGACACCGTCGGTGTAGCGAGCCCTGATGGCCTCGGCGTACCGCTCGTTCTGAGCGGCCAGCGACTCCATCGCCAGCGGCAAGATGTCGACCAGATACCGGTTGGTCGACGTGCCCGCGAGGGCGTCCTTGACGTTTTCCGACGAGTAGAGGTTGCGACCGTTGAACTCGTTGGCTGAGAGCTGCTTCCCGCTGAGCATCTGCAGCGCAGCCATCCGAGCCGTCACGACAGCCTCGTTGAGGCTGAGAGCCTCCATCTTCCGTTGAGTCGAAGGGTTCTCGAGGTACCAGACCCAAAGGTCGTTCACCAGATCATCGGTGCCGCTCTCGTCCTGCTTCCAGGCGAACAACGCCGCCCTGGCGGCTCTGCGGAAGACTTCGTGCATCAGGGCATCACGCTCCGCAAGTACTCCTCCTTGTCCAGCCCACGAGGCAGGCCGCGAGTGGTCTCCTCGGCGAAGACCTCGCGGACCTCCTTCGAGGTGATCTGGCGCGACCGTGCGTTCTTGTGCAGGTACGGCAGTTTGGTGGATGTCAAGGTCAGACCCTCCAGATGTCGCCGTCGACCGCGAACCGACCGTGTTCGATCGGGACGACCTCGGGCTTGACGTACGGACCATCGATCGTCAGCAGGCCAAAGCCCTGCTGCCAGTTGCCAGTTCCGCCTTTGAGATACGACGCCTGCGTCATGTCCATGAGGTTTCCGACCTCGAAACCGGTCACCGACTTGCCGACGACAGAGCCGAACCCGAAGGACTCGCTGATCACGCCGAGGCGATGGGTGTGGCCCATCACGACCGACTTGTTGAACCGCTTGGCACCGTTGATCGCGGTACCGCCAGCGATGCGCGAGATGCTCATCTGCCCGCGATGACCGTGGGTGGTGACCCAGCCAGGAGCGAACTCGTTGAAGTCCGGGAGGATCTTGATCCCGAACCCGTCGAAGTCCAGCAGCCGCGTGATGTGGAACGAGTCCTCGAACTCGGCCAGGGCCGGCGCGTACTTGGTGAGGTACTCGCGTGGCCGCAGGTCGTGGTTGCCCTCGTGGACCTCGATGGGACCGTCGTACACCTTGCGGAGCGGCCCGAGAAGCCGCCGCTTGGCGATCTCGTTGTGCTCCAGCATCACCGGGTAGAACTCCTCGGCGGTGCCCTTGCTCCAGCGAGCTGGTGACGGGTAGTCCATCAGGTCACCGATGTGGATGACGCCATCCGGCTGCCAGTCCCCGATGAACTTGATGACCGCCCGCAGGGCGCGGGGATCATCGAACGGGATCTGGGTGTCCGGGATGACGACGATGCGCTTGCTCAAGAGGTCTCCTCGACTCCAAGTGCCACGAAGCCTGACGGCTGTCGCACTGCGTACCGCTGCTCCGGTGGGAGCTGCATCTTCTCGAGAACGCCTGCGTAGCCTGCGATGTCGACCACGGTGTCGTGGTGGTAGCCGTTCTCCATGAACCGGGCGATCTTCAGCAGGATCATCATCACGGCCACGTCGTCGTGGCTGATCAGATCCGGCTTCTGCAGGTAGGTGTTCCACAGGTTCGCGATGCGGATGTGGTTCTCCTTGGCGTCCCCGTAGTCCTGGGCACGCTGGCCGTTGATGATCTCTTCGGCCGTGGTCAGGATGCTCATTCTTCGTCGTCCTCCTCGTGGACGTAGTCGTGAATGTCCGCGAGATCGAACAGCGTCAACTGTTCCGGGTCCATCAGATCCTTTCCAGCAGAGCCTGTTTGCCCTGCGTGATCACTAGTGAGTTGACATCCTCGCCATCTGGCATCGGGATGATTCGTGCGTTCGGCAGCGTCTTCGCTACCTGCCGAGCGAACTCCATACCGGCGTCGTCGCCGTCGGCCAGGATGTTCACGTTTCGGTATCCCAGGAACAGCTCGCGGAAGTAGGGCTTCCACATCTGCGCTCCGGGAACGCCGACTGTCGGGATGCCACACAGCTCGGCTGTGATGGCGTCGATCTCTCCCTCGGTGATCGCCATGTCCCGCGAGTAGCGGGTCAGTGCTGGCGTGTTGTACAGCCGGGGTTTGTCCCCGGCCACCGTCATGTACTTCGGTTGACCGTCGTCAAGACGGCGGAACCTGATAGAGGCGACCGACCAACCGCGCCAAGGGGAATGGCGCATGTACGGAATGGACAGGCAGCCTCGGTACATCTCATGACCAGGGAGTGGATCTTCCACGAATCCCAGCCCGTACGGTCGAACGTGATGCTCCAGAAGAGCCCGACTCTCCAAATACGCGGCGGCTGGGCTTCCGTTGAGGCTTTCTCTGTAGCGGGACGTTGCATCCCACAGATATTTCCTCTGCGATTCGCTTAGCCGTTGGATAGTTCACCTCCTCTTCGTGTCGGATGATGGAGATCACGTCGCCACGCACGTTGCACGCCATGCAGTTGAACCCCTGTAGGTCGTAACTGACGGCGGCAGACGGCGTTTCGTCGCCGTGAAATGGACACAGGCACTTGTTCCACTCTTGGTGGTCCGGTGGGGCTTCCCAGTCCGGGTAGTACCTGTTGATCGCTCGGGCGATCGGGGACTCAGAGCATGACGGCGTAGACACTGAGATCCTTGAGCTTGCCGTTGAACTGCCCCTCAAGGACACCTTCAACGAACAGGCCCATGTCACCCTCGTCGCGATCGTCCTCGATGACCGCTTCGATCCTGTACCTCATGTGATCCTTTCGGTGTATGTCAAGTTCGAGACTTGAGCTTCTCGGCTTCGATTGGCGCGATACGGATTCCGATGACCTGGACGGCCGGCGGGTTGGTCAGGTACTCGATGGCTCGCTTGAAGAACTCGATGCAGTCCCTCGCCCAACCCAGCGTGTACTTGTTGCACATCGTGCAGAGCAGCCCTCGGATGATGCCTGTCTTGTGGTCGTGGTCGACCGACAGGCGCTTGTGCTTTCCGTTGGCTCGCTGACAGATGTAGCAGCGACCGCCCTGGAACTCGTAGATCCGCCAGTACTCATCAGCCGTGATGTCGTACGTCGCGATGATCCGCGCTTCCCAGGTGCCCGCACTGCGCTCACGCTTCTTGGCCCGGTGGTGCGTGGCGCACCGTGGTCCGGGGTGAGGCGTCTTGCGCTTGGCCGTGATGCCCTCGGCCGTGCAATCAACGCACGGCTTCGTCGCTCTCTTGACCGGCCTGGTCACGCTCACGCTCCTCTCGTGCCTCGCAGACCAGCAGGAGCCACGTCAGCAGCCCGTAGAGCCCCACCAGCGCGTAGACCGTGCTCATGAGACGCCCTGAATCCACCGACGCGGGTAGGCCAGATCGAGCAGAGCCAGATCGATGAGATCGGCAGCCAGCTCCGGGTCAGCCAGCATCCACGAGTGGTAACCGTCGACCGCGTAGAACGTGGCGTCGGTCATCTTCGCGGTGCTCACACCAGCGGCGTACGGGACGATCTGATCGTGCAGACCGTGCAGGACCGCAGTCGGCACACCGTGCCGCTGCATCGCCTGGAGCAGAGGCACCGTGTTGGCCCTCATGAGCGCGTAGGCCGCTCTCGGGAACCGGAACCCTCCGGCTCCGTTTCGGAGCGTCTCCAGAAGGCTCAGCCGCTCCTCGGCATCCCTGAGCTTGAACGCGTCCATGCTGTCGCCGACGATGTCGACCGCAGCCCCAGCGAGCTTCTTCGCCGCCCGCCAGGCGAGCGTGCCGTAGTTGCCCACCTTGGTGGCGTCGTGGTGCTCCTGGCCGGTAGCCGCGTCCAGCAGGATCGCGGCCGCGACCCGGTGTGGGTTACGAGCTGCGATCTCGACCAGCATCCCGCCGCCCATCGAGTGGCCGACGAAGACCGCCTTGTCGATCTTCAGCGCGTCGAGCGTCCGCATGGTCACCGAGGTCATGTCCTCGACCGAGTGGCCCCAGCGCATCGACCCCGTGCGACCGTGGTTGACCGCGTCCAGCGCGATCACCCGGAAGCCCTTGTCAGCCAGACGCTGCAGCATCTCGTCGTAGGCCCGACCTGTGGCCCCCAGGCCGTGCAGGAACACCAGCGGTACTGGCCCGGTGCCTGCCTCATCCAGCCCGACCCGGAAGCCGTCCGCGAGGACGAGCGTCTTGCGCTTCAGCGCAACCACCGCCCTGCCATCCGGTCGATGTTCTCGTCCGAGACGTTGCGAGCCAGCGCGAAGCGCGGCTCCTGGTTGGTGACCGTGGTCTTGACGACCTGCTCCTTGCCGTCCTTGTCCTTGACCAGCGTCTTGCGGGCCCAAGAGACCGGCTTGGTCGCCAGCAGGCCCGACAGGATCTGCTGGTGGATGACGTTGGCCCGCTTGGGCATTGCGTTCGGGGTGGCGGTCATGTGTTCCTCTCGTTGGGTGGATGTCAAGTTCGTGAGCAGCGCAAGTCGCGCCCGAGTAGCGGAGTGTGCCCCTGCCAATCACCGCGTTGGTTACCGGCTCATCGCCGTGGGGACTCGGGCGGACTCGGCAGCCTGTCAGCGCAGTTGGATGTCCGGGAGGATCGACTGCGGCTTGAAGTTGACCTGGTAGAAGTCGGAGCTGACGTTCTTGCCGTCGATCTGCTCCACGAAGTAGCTGACGTTGTCGCTCAGGCCCAGGAAATGCTTCTTGTAGCCGTCGCTGACCTTGCAGGTCACGTCGAGCTTCTTCGCCCCGGTGTCCGGTGCGATCGAGCACCGGCCCGAGATCTCCAGCAGGTACTTGTCGGTGATGCCGTTGAAGAACACGATCCGGCGAGGTACCTCGAAGTTGTCAGCGGCCTTGCTCAGGTTCTCCGAGGCCACGTCGGCGTCGGAGGTACAACCGACCAGGCCCAAGCCTGCGGCGGCGATGACTGCTGCGGTGATGATCTTCTTCTTCATGCGCTACTTTCTGTTGGGTGGATGTCAAGTCAGCGACCGAAGTCGTTGATTTGCATGGTGTCTCCGACGAACTCAAGCGAGGCGAAGTCTTGGCCCGACGCATCGGACTTCCCACCTCGGTTCTTGACCGTGGAGACGTTGAGCGAGTCGGGGCCGTAGCCGTCCGACACGCGGTTCAGAGTCAGAACCATCTCGGGAACACGCCCGATCTGACCCTTGATGCCCGACAACGGGATTGGCTTGTCGCCGTCGTTGTACGGGCCGGTGACGTGGTGGAGCCCGATCACACAAGAGCCAGTCTCCCTGGCCATCTCGTGCAGGTAGTCCATCAGCGATTCGAGCCCGCTGAACGGGTCATCACCGTCGCTACTGTCCGTTCGGACGTTGGTGATGTTGTCGACCACGATCAGCGCCGGGAAGTCCTCGTAGAGCGCGTCATACGCCTGCAAGCACTCCTCGATCACGTCGAGCGAGGGTGACGCCTTGTAGTTGAACCGGATCGGAAGCGCATCCAGCTCATCAGCGACCTCGCCGATGTCCTCGTTGCGAACAGCCCGCGTCGATCTCTCGAGCGACCACCCGGAAAGGATGGACACTGATCTCGAGAGCTGGGTGAACGCATCGGAGTCGGCCGAGAAGTAGAGCGTCGGTACCTTGGCCTTGAGTGCATAAGCCAGTACAAACGCTGACTTTCCTGTGCCAGGACCAGCGCATACCAGGACCAGTTGTCCTCGTCGGAGCGTTGTTCCCTTGGCCGCGATGGCGTCCCACACAGTGGGCAGCGGGTCACCGGCTGAGCCTCTGATGTAGAGGGACTGCCGTGGGGTGTACACATGGCTCCTTTCAGAAGTCCGGGCCGTACAGCTCGATGATCAGGGCGTGCAGCTCCTCAGCCAGCTCGTCTTTTGCAGCGCCGTGGCGGGTGAGGACTGCCATGATCTGCTGGTAGAGGGTCACTTGTTCTTCTCGATGACGATCTTCGAGTCGTGAATCTCCCTGCCCGCGTGCGCCGCTCGCGTCTCCTCGTCCAACGCCTTCTGCATCTGCTTCATCAGCGAGGTGCCTCGGAGCTTGAGGATCTTCATGATGTCCGCGCCCTTGTGGCCGGCCCGGTGCATCCGAAGTACCGCCGCCGTCTCATGCGGAGCGGCGGTCGACTTCAGCAGACGGTGGTTGGGATCCCAGTCGCGTGGGGCGTCACTTAGCTGCGGCATAGCCTGCCCAGGTACCTTCCTTCTCGAGTTTGACGACGGCCCGTTCGAGGCCCTTGTTGGTGAGGCGACCCTGCGTGGTCGCTGCACCCGAACCGGGGTGGATGTAGATCCGGTTCTCGGCGTAGCCCATCGAGACGGCGTAAGCCTTTGCAGCCGTGCCTTTCTCATCGATCCAGTTCCACGAGCGCAGGATGTCGTTGAACGTGAACGGGGGGATGCCCAGCTTGCGGGCGCTGTCGCGCAGCGAGTACAGCCCCTCGGTGTCGAAGAACTCCTCGGCAGCCCGAACCTTCGGAGCGTCGACTGCGATCTTGTTCTCGAGGAACGCGGCCTTGGCCCGCGCCTCCTGAGCGACCTTGGCGATCTCGATCAGCTTGGCCAGAGCGATGTCCGGGTCGGTCAGATCCAGCTCGGGGGCCACGTAGCCTCCGGTCTTGCGGATCGTCGGCAGAACCTCGTGGGTGACCCACCGCTTGAACGCCTTCGCCTGCGGCTTGTCGCTACGCAGGATCAGCGAGTAGAGACCGCCCTCGTTGACGACGTTGACCGCGATCGGGAGCCCTATGTCAGACATAGCCCTCTCGTCATCGTCCAGCCTGGCGACCGCCTGCGACGGGTTGACGATGCCCAACGCTCGGCACACGTCGGCCGCGACGAACCACGGCTCGCCGTCGATGCTCACGACGCGGACCTCCGCGTTGACGACCAGACCGCCCTCTTCGGCGCTGGGGACGTTCTGGAACTGGAACTTCTCGATCGTGCTCATCTCTCTCTTCTCTCTCTTCTCGGTGGATGTCAAGTTGTCACGCGACCCATTTCTGCCCATCCCAACGTCTGCCGTCCGGGTACGCGATCACTACCTCGCGGCCAGGCTCGGCGTGCGTCCGGGCGAACCGGAGCGCGGCGTCGTTGTTCGGGAAGGGGAAGCGCGACGGGTGGGCCTGCTCATGCCACGGGGGCATGTCAGGCTTCGGGCCCATCTCGACGTAGGTGTAGCTCGAATCGGAATCGATCGGCTCGAGCCTTTTTCTGTACTCGTTCATGCCTGCCTATGTAGATAGGTGTATGCGGGTGGGTGTCAAGTTCGACTACTGGAAAACGGGGCAGTGATAGCTCACGTCGCAGAAGTTGCACTTGTCGGCCTCCGGGAGCGCCTCGAAGTCTCCTGCCTGGATCTTCGCCTCGACCTCGTGGAACCTCGCGGTGATCTTCTCCCGCGTCCACTCGGTCAGGTCGTAGGGGTCGGTGACGACCGGCTTCTTGCCCTTCTTCCCGGCCATGAAGTAGTCACCGGTGTCGATCTTGACCCCGTAGAGGATCTCGATCGCGAGCGCGTAGACGCCGAGCTGGAAGTCGTCTCCGGGCTTGTTGCCCGTCTTGTAGTCCCGGACCCGAGGCTTGCCGTTGACCACGACGACCGCGTCGATGTAGCCCCGTACCTTGATGCCGTCCAGCTCGATGTTGAACGACAGCTCGATCGCGGGCTTGCCATCGGGGGTGACCCAGATCGTCTGGCCCTTCTCCTGCCGCCACGCGAGGAACTTCGCGACCTGTTCCTGCCCGATCTCGAAGCGGCGCTCGATGTCTCGCTCGCCGTTGTAGGGGCCGCTGTGGAACCACCAGTCGAAGTTGGGCGTCTCAGCGCACAGCTCCCCGATGTCCTTGGCGTACTCCTCGCGGAAGATCTCTTGTGCCCGTTCGAGACTCACCTCTCGGCCCTCGGCCAGGGCCTTCTCGATGACCTCTGCGACGGTGTGGAACGCCGTACCCTGCGGAAGCCAAGCGGCCGGCCTGGCCCACACCTTGTCGAGCCGTGCGAGCTTGTAGCTCATCGGGCAGCGCGTGTACTGATTGAGCTGGCTCACTGAGCGCAGCGGTAATGGCTTCTGAGCCAACGTCATAGCCTCACCAACCTCTCTGCTTCTGATTGTGCGACCCGCCGGATCTCTTCGAGGGACGGGCACATCGGCGACGGTGTGTAGTCAGCCGGTCGGAGTCTCATGACTTTGAACTCCCCTCTGCCGTGCATCAGCCGCGTGTCGTCGTCGCGGACTCCTTGTGCCAGAACGTCTATGGCTTCGGCGTTGCAGACCAGATTGGTGACCGGCCGGTACATCGGCTTCAGGTCTGTGACCAGGATGCTGCGGTAAACCGCGAGAATGGTGACGATCTGTGAGGGATCGTCAACCATCCAAGCCTTGCACTTCGCGGCCCACACCCACCCTGGTCGGTACGCGACCATCTCAGGGTGGCTGTAGACAGCCCCCGCGAACTGCTGGATGAAATGCGCGAGGGGCGCTGCGGCTGCTACATGCGCGAGCGGCACGATCTATCTCCTAGTAGTAGCTCGAACTCACGCGAGAAGCGAATCGATGTCTGGTGGCCAGCACCAAATCATTTCTCCTTCCTCGGTGAGTGTTGTGTGGTCGTTGACCCGGATCAGGAGATCGTCGTCCCGTTCCTCGCGGGGGACGTACCTGAAACCTCCACCGGCCATGCCGGGGTAGGGCTCGATGTTCGGGTCGAACTCGAGAACGACGTTCTCGTCGCGGAGCTTCCTCCACCAGGACAGCAGTCGCTTCTTCTTGTCCTCGGACATCGTCTTGAAGCTACCTACGCGCATGTACTCGCCGTGATCCCGCAGCCGCTGATAAGCCTTCGACTTGTCATGCGGCGTACCGGTTTTGAACGGCCACGCCTCTTGGACGATCTGACGGGTGGTCAAACGTCCTCCGTAGGTCTTCTTCTGCCACGAGACTGCCTGGCGGGTGACGCCATACATGTCTGCGATCTGGCTCTGGTTGTACCCCTTCCTGCGAAGATCCTCAATGTCACTGAGGGTCAGTGCCTGCCGAGCCGTGGCTTTTGCCTTCGGTCGGATCGTGATTTTGCCGCTCATGTTTTCCTCCATGAGAGAGGTTCGGTGTCCCGGTGGGTGTCACGGGGACATGCTGGTGCCTGTCAAGTCTAACTCTCATTCCTTCAGATGCGACGTTGCCATATTCGATTGTGGCCCCGACACGTAGTGACCGTCACCAGGGCTACCTGGTAGTACGTCGGATCACCCTTACGCAGTCGTCAACCTAGCTCCCTCTACCGACAGGTAGCAAACTGGTTCCTATCCGACCTCCTTACCCTGCATAGATAGCTCATCTATGCGCTCCTCGATGTCTTCGATGTCCCATCCGGCCTGCTCGTGGGCAGGCGACCCCTCACGCGCCTGCTCCAGCCGATCCTGTGCGTCAGCTAGGAGCGACTGCAGCTCTTCGAGGTCATCGTCATCGTCTACATACATCGCTCACAGCTTCCTTTCAGCAGTTCTCTCAGGTTGGTGTGGTAACCAGCTCGTCGTTCGGGACGATCTCTTCCTGGCCGTCTGGCCACTCGACAACCGCCGTTGTCGCGCTTGATGACCTGACAATTCCTACGGCGGCGTGCCCTTCAGCAAAGAACTGGCGGTCGACCACCTCGGTGCCTACCTCGAACATCAGCTCACCATCACAGCGCCGCCGAGCGGCACCTCGGTGACGTTGACGCCGAAGTACTCGATGACCTGTTCCGGGCCGGTGAACTCGGTGCCTGCCTCCTGCAGGAACTCGAAAGCTCGGACTGAGGCGAGCCGGATGGCTTCGCCTGCCGTCTTGGCGACGGCCATCGTCTGGTAGCGGGTCTCGATGGTCGCGACGAACAGCTTCACTCTCCGTTGACCTCCAGGTCGTAGTTGTACTCGGCCTTGTTCAAGGCTTCATCGAAGTCGACGCCTGCCGCGTCGGCCAGGTGCATCAGGTCTCCCAGCAGATCCTCGATCGCGATGTCTACCTCTTCGTCCTCGCCGCCGATCACCTTGACGTAGGCGCTGACCGCGACAGCGGCCCACGAGACGTTGTAGCTGTTGTCTCCGGGCTCGCGGCCGTGCTTCGGGCTCTCAGCGATGCGGTGGATGTCTTGCAGGTCCATCAGTTCTCCCAGGTGGTGGTGACCACGCCTCCCTTGCTGGGCGGGTCGTGTTCGATGTGGGTGATCCACAGGACCGGGAAGCCTTCGCGCTTCGCGGCCTTGCGGTGTGCCTTCTTCCACCCCGGTGCCTTAACCGTGGTGACCTCGATCTTGTAGGGCCAGTAGCGAACTGAGCACTCGAAGACCTCGCCCCGATGCGGGACCATCACGTAGCCTTCGTGATCCATCAGCAGAACCAACGCTTCTTGCAGTAGCGCGACTTCTTGTCGTGGTCACGCTTCTCACCGCCGCCGTTGCTCGCGGCCTGCGAAGCCTCGCTCGCCTCCTGCTCGGTGCATGGCGAGAACTCGCCCTTGAGCCGGTGGTACCGGACATCTCCTGCCGGTGTCTCGCCCGGAGGGATCTCCGCGAGGTGCGCCCAGCACTGCGCCGAAACCTCGGCGTGGGCAGGGGCCGGCCCGACCTGCAGGATGCCGATCGAGAGCATCCCCAGGAGGACCAGGGTCAGCAGCAGTCGTCTCATTTGTCCTTTCGTGCCTTTCGTTGAAACTTGCGGTCTCGGTAGGTCTCTGGGCCGTTCAGCGCGTTCTGCAGCCACGACGGTCCCTTGCGACTCGGCTTGCCGTAGTCGAACTCGTCATCGACCCCGAGGTACCAGTCCTCGCGGTGGATGTTGCTCACCGATTCCTCTCCCAGGTGAGCGAGTGACGAGGGCCGTTGCCGCACTTGCACTGCCAGCCGTCGAGCCTCTTGGGCTGGCGGTAGCGGGCGTACTGCTTGCCCTTGGCGCACGTCCCGATCCACGGGGCGTTGAGGTCCACGTCATCCCTCTCGTAGCAACGCTTCCCGTCACCGCCCAGCTCGCGGTGCTTGCGAGCCCACACGGCGTCGTGGTGATGCCCTGGCGTGAGAGCGTGAGCGATCTCGTGGGTGATCGTGTTCAGCGAATCCTCGTAGGACCGCTGAGCCAGCAGATACCTCGACAGCGAGACCGTCTTGGTGCGGTAGTTGCAGCAGCCTGCCCGACGCTTCGCGTGGTCGAGGCCGAACTTCCATCCGAACGCTGCGAGACCGTGCTCGAGTAGCAGATCCTGCGTGATCTCTCGGGCCTGCGTGATGGTCATCGTTCGGGTCAGCATCGCGGTCACGCCTTGTCCTTCTTCCAGTTCGATCGAGAGCCCTTGCCGGGCAGCTTCATTGCTCGCTTGCGGTTCTTGTGCTTGCGTGCCGCCGCAGCCTGAGCTGCGCGGCGTTCCGCGTGCTCGCGGCCACGGTCGGTCACGTCTTCTTCCCTTCGGTTAGCGGACGGTGTCGTCCACGACGAGGTAGCTCTGCTCACCGAGCGAGAGCCACCAGTTGCCGGTGTCTTTGTCCTCCCAGATCCCGACCTGTCCGGGCTGGTCTGAGCAGTCCTCTTCGCTACAGACCGGGTAGTCCTGGCCGTCGACCGTCCGAAGCTCGGTCAGGTTGACGGTGTCCGCGTTGGCGATCGTTGCCTCGGCCTGAGCGATGCCCAGGATGAGCAGGCCAGCGATGAGCAGTCGGATCATTCTTCTTCCCTCCAGTTGTTGTCTGCGAGAAGCCGTTTGGCGATCTCGATCGGGTCTTCGATCACTGCACCTCCCCTCGGGTGGATGTCAAGGGGCGGTCAAGCTGCGGTAGCAGCGCGTGGCCGATGTACTCGGTGAATGCAGGCGGGATAGCTTCTGCGATCTCCTTGCGGACGTTCGTCCAGTGGATGTCCATCGCGTCTTTCCACTCGGCGAGCGATCCCTTGCCGCCGCCGTGGCCGTAGACAGCGACCATGTCGCCCTCGTACTTGACGCCGTGCCTCCATCCGGCGACCCGGTGTCCCTTGTGCGAGGGGTGCTCGGGCTTGGGGGCCCAGAAGCCTGACACCTCGAAGTGACGGTGCCGGAAGACACGCAGGCCGAACATCAGCCCGCAGAGCGTCAAGTCTTCCCGGATGGGAGCGCCCACGACGTTCTCGATGATGTAGGGCTTTCCGGTGGCCTCCAACGCTTCTCGCGTTGGCGGCAGCAGGTCAGGGAAGGTGTTCTCTCGGTAGCTGTGCGTGCCTGTCGTGAGTGCGCTGTACCTCTGGCACGGCGGGCTCGCGTGGATGGCGTCGAACTCGTGGCCGTGTTCCTTCAGGAACTCAAGCGCGTCCCCCTGGTGGAACTCGAACGGGTAGCTGTCGCGCTGAGCGATGTCTACTCCGACGACCTCGAAGCCTGCGCGGTGGTAGCCCATACCTGCACCACCCGCTCCGCAGAACAGGTCAAGAAGCCTCGGCATGTGGTGTGTCCTTTCGGTGGATGTCAAGCGGCGCGCACGCCGGATTCGCTGAGGTAGACGCGGTCAGCCCCTTCGAAAGGTGCCTCGGTGAACGCGTGGACGAACGTCGAGTACTTGCGGGGGTTGTAGGTGATCTTCTGCCCGACGAAGTCTTGCGGGAGCAGGCTGATCAGCTCTCCGACCATGCCAGCGTGGACGTTCTTGACGCCCGTACGCAGCACCTTCTGCCGGCCTCCCTCACGCACCACGCCTCTTGCGTGGGCCAGGAGCACGTCACCGCTGCGGTGGATGACTCGACCCTTGAAGTCGCCTTCGAGAGCCTGCACTGAGTACCACGGCTGTCCGTTCTTGCGTGTCTGGTGGAGGTTCAGGTACACGAACACTCGAATTGGCTTGGGGGTCATGACTTTCGCGGTTCCTTCGGAGTCTGGCGTGGCGGGTACCACGCGGATCGCTGGGTGCGTCGTGCCTTGCGGAAAGACACCATGAGGTCGGCGTTCACTCGGCGGTCACCGACCACTCAGCGACGACCTGCCCGTCCTTGAGCACGTCTCCCTGCACGTTGTCTCGGATGTGGACAACCTCGAGCCCCGCTCGGCCTGCGGCCGATTCGAGGTGATCGATGAGAACCACAGGGCGCGTTGCCTTCTCGGTGACGCTCTTGTCGGTGCCTACCTTGGTGACCAGCAGCTCGTACATCACTTGACCATCGCTTTCAGTTCGGCCTTGATCCGGCGGGCATCCTCGCCGCGCCATGTCGACGCGTTGCTGAGGAAGTAGAGGACGATGCTCTTGGCGCTGTCGCAGCCATAGCTGTCGTTGATCGATGAGAGATCCCGCATGGCTTGCCAATACGGTTGGGCACCGAAGTACATCTTCGGCCAGGTGCGCCGGATGTCTTCGGCGATGACGTGCAGCGGTCGTGTCTCGGTGGTGGTCATGTCATTCCTTTCGGTGGATGTCAAGCTGAGGGCCGGATGAAGCCCGCGCTGTTGTCTTTCTTCCATTCGTGGCCCTTGGCCCGCAGGCCGACGACCACGCCTCGCGGATCGTTGCGGCGCTCGTCGCTCTTGTCGCCGTCGATCACTCGGAAGCCTTGCCACGTCTCGGGCAGAGCCTTGCCGCGTGCCGTGTCGAACGGCATCGCTACGTTCCCACCGTTGGTGAGGATGCCTTGCAGGTACTCATCGCTGGTGTGCGACGGTTCCTTGGCGCTGAAGGTCAGGCTGTAGTCCGAAGACTCGTCGCGATCGCTCGGAGACCACGCGGTGTAGTCGTACATGAGCACGCCGGCACCCGACAGCTTGGTGATCATCTCGGGTGCGACCAGCTCCCAGCGGATGTCGCTGGTCGTGTTGAGCCTCAGGTTGATCCGGCCATGCCTACGCAGAGCCTTGCGAAGCTCGTCGCCGATCAGCAGACCGGACAGGACCGGGTGCGAGATCAGCATCGCTGTCCTCACAGCTTGAGCCCGCTGCTGTGCGGGCATGCCTGACTGTCCCGAGCGTGACAGGCACGCTGCAGCGCATCCCTTCGATGCCATCGGGCACAGGTTGAACGCTCCGGTCAACCCGAACGCGTCCCTCACGTCTCGGAGACTCTCGGCCATGAGACCTCGCTCCGGGGTGAGCATGAGCCCGAAGCTGGGCAGGCTGTTCTTCGACAGCTTCTGTTGCGATGCTCCGCTGGTCAGCAGAGCTGCGGCCGATCGCTTGTAGCCGACACTCTCGCGAAGCTCAGCCCACACCTGGCGGGCCCACTTCACGTCTGTCGATCCCTCCAGACCGGCGATGACTGCCGCGCCGAAGTCTGCGTCGATCAGGATCTTCTCTACTCGTGTCGCCATGTCTAGGCTCCGATCAGGTTCTCGTAGTGGCCGAGCAGACCGGTGGCTAGGAGGACGTTCTCCCCTTCGAACCGGACACGCTTGGCGAGGTCTCGACACGCCTCGGCGTTGTGAGGCTTGCCGTCGTCATCGAGCAGTTCGGCGACGGTCCACAGCTCTGCGGACAGGTCGTGCCTTGCGTCGTGGTCAGTCCGATCGCTCATCGCTTGCCCTCAAGGGCGTAGCTGTTGCCTCGGCGAACGACCCAGCCGATGCCTGTGATGTACACGCGCTCTTGCTTGTTCACGTCGATCCCTTCGGTGGATGTCAAGTCAGCGGGCAGAGAGAGCCGCTGCACGAGCCTTCATTGCTTGGTAGTGAGCGGACGGGCCGGTCGGAGAGACAACCCTCCCCTGGCGGGGGGCCGGCGACCTGCGGATTCTGGTCCCGACGTTCATCGCTTCCAGCTCTCGCTCTGCGAGGCCCTTCGGCCGAGCGTTGCCTTCGACCTCGATCTTCTTGTCGAAGTCAGTCCACCCCTTCAGACCTTTGTCAAGCTCCTGGTCGACCGTGCGAACCGGCGACAGCTCGGCTGCCACGAAGGGCATGGTGATGCTCTTGCGTCGGGTAACTCGTACCTCGCGGTGTTCTGCGAAAGCTGACATGTCGTCTCCTTCGGTGGAAGTCAAGTCTGTGATCAAAAGTGGGCAGAGAGGGAGTCGAACCCTCGCGCTATGCCGCCAGTGCCTGCCCTTGACCATTCCTGAGGAATCAAACCTCAGAGCACATATGCCGAACTCAGTCGAATTGGCCAATCGCATGATCCCTTGCCCGGATTACCAAACTCACGTCCGACTGCCTCCAAAAGCTCAGTCGACCGGCTGGACTGCCGTTAGGGGGAATGCTCCGAGTGTGCGAAGTACGCGGGGGATCGTCCTTATCCGCCATACTCACCCGAGACCTCTTGCGAGGCCGCGCCGCTATTTAGGTTTCAAGTTTCAGGTCGTGCTGTTGTGATTCTCACTCTATCAGGTGGTCCGGTGGAAGTCAAGTTCCGAGCTGGTCGCTATTGCAACTACGCGCTCATTAGGCCGCTGGCATAAGGCCCACTCGGATGACTCCGAACCGCTCTGAAGTTGTGTGATTCTCACTGTACCCGACCCCCTGGTGGAAGTCAAGTCCGGATTTTCACCGGTACCGGCGACTTGCGCCTATCGGCTGGTCTTGCTTGCCGATGACCCAATTAGACACCCTGTCGCGGTGGATGTCAAGTCCAATGGCATCGCCGCAGGTCGGAGGTGGTTTCCGGCCTCCTGGCCGGTCGGTATCCGCTGGTCAATCGCCCCGATGCCCGGTGCATAGGCTGCTCACTATGTGCCCGATATAGGCCCTGGTGGCCGCTGTGCCCTGTCTGCCCTGGTGGCGGCCGGTGGCCGCTGGTATCGCCGCTGGTGGCCGCATCGCGGCCGGTGACCCTATGTCACGCATAGGCTGCTCACTATCGCACCGTTAGGTGCGTATGCGCTGGTGAGAGTGCATCGCTGCTGGTGTGAGCATGCATCGCATGCATCGGCCAGGATAGCCGGCACTTCGCATCCTCGCAGTTGGGGAGGGGTATCGCATCGCATCGAGTGTTTGCTGGCATGCCCTGATGGCATGCCCTGTCGAGTGGCATCGCATGACATGTGTTTGCTGTACACCGCATCGTCGCAGCTCAGAGGGGGTAGGGGGGTTCCCCCCAGGGGTGGGTCCTTGACCGGTCGGTTA